CTTTCTATTTTCTCCGGGGGTCCATATTTTAAAAACAATCCTGGTTGTTCTGCAGAGCGTTGGAGTTTATTCGTCTAGTTCTGACTTTCTTTTTTTTTCTATGGCGTTTCTAAGATTGACTTAAACTATTTGCTCCTTTCGAATTGTTTTGAAAGTGCCTCCAATGCTCTGCAGAATTACCACAAACTCGTTATAACTTATAAACAAATCTATGGAAGGAGGGTGGAAGTCTATGCCGCGCAAGGCAAAGAAAGACGCAGAGACTGCAACTGTTGTTCCAAAGCGTAGAAGAAGGCGTAGACCAGCCTCTACTCCAGAAGCAAGAGAAAATCAGATGATTGCATTGGCTGAAAACCTTGCCGAGCAGCAGTTGATGGATGGTACAGCGTCAGCTCAGGTAATTGTCCACTATCTTAAACTGGCAACCAGCAAAAATCAGCTTGAGATGCAAAAGCTGAGAAACGAGAACAACCTTCTTGAAGCGAAAGCTGATGCAATTCACTCAGAGCAGCACGCCGATGAACTGTACAAGAACGCGCTTGATGCTATGAGAGCGTATAGCGGACACGGGTCAAATGAAGAGGAGCCAGGCAATGATTAGAACTTATGAAGAACTGGTCAAAATGGCTTCTTTTGAGGATCGGTTTAATTATTTGAAGCTCGATGGGAAAGTTGGTAATGATACGTTCGGCTTCGATCGTTACCTTAACCAAAGGTTTTACAGATCGTCTGAATGGCGTAGAGTTCGTCGTGAAATAATCATTAGGGATGACGGGTACGACCTTGGCATCCGTGATAGACCCATAGTTGGACGAGTATACATTCATCATATGAATCCTATAAGCTCTGATGACATTATTCATAGCTCTGACTTCTTGCTTAATCCGAATTATCTAATTAGTGTATCGCTCGACACACACAATGCACTGCACTATGGCGATATTTCTTTAATTGAGCACAAAGTAGTTGAGCGAAAACCAAATGACACATGTCCTTGGAGGTCATGATGACTAGTGACAGTATTTTAACAACAGTAAAACAGATGCTTGGTATTACGTCTGAGTACACAGCGTTTGATACGACGATTATTGCAGACATAAATTCAGCTTTCGCCGTACTCAGACAGCTTGGTGTTGGAAAAAGCGATTTTTCGATCAAAGGCTATGACGAATCATGGAGTGATTTTCTTGATACGGAAGATGATTTAAATATTGCGGAAGTTAAGACATATGTGTATCTAAAAGTTCGTATGTTATTCGATCCTCCTGCAAACGGAACCATCGCACAAACGTTTAAAGAGAGCATCTCCGAATTCGAATGGCGGCTTAACGCCGAGGCAGACGATTATGAGCATCTTGGAAGTAAAGAAATCGATTGGTCGGACGTTTTGAAGGACAAACAGGAAAGCGGTATATGGCCAAAGGATGGTGATGTAAATGACTAGCAATGAACTTAATCATTCCGGAGTGCGCGGTATGAAGTGGGGCGTCTGGAAAGGTCGCTCTGCATTGTATGAACATGGAATGGGCCAAAAGAGCTCTGGGAAACTAACTTTTGGTAGATCAACAACCAATCGCGCGACCACAAACATAGCTGGTGCAAGGAAGGCTACCTCTTCTAAAAGTTCAGGAGTAAATTCTAAGCGTACTAACAGATTTTCAAAAAAAACACAAACCGCCCCTACAAAGGAACAGGTAATAAATTCCGGCGATGCCAAAATTGTCAAAAAATATAGTGACACCCTTTCGAATGAGGAGCTGAATAGAGCTGTTCAGAGGGTTAATTTAAATAGGCAGCTTGATTCAGCAATAAATACTTCTTCATACAAGAATGGGGCGTCCGCCGTAAAAAAGATTTTTAAAGGAGCAAAATCAATGTCTGAAGCGGCTGACACTGCTATTAAACTCTATAACTCATATGCGAGGGTTTCAAACACATTTAGAGGCACAGACCACCCAGTTATTAAGAAATAATTGAAAAGGAGATATAATGGCTTTAAGCAATACGGCAACTCCTAAATACTATGGAGAGTTCAGAGACGCTGTGTTGTGCGGCGAAATACCTGTATGTAAGACAATCTCTATGGAGATGAACAGAATCGACGCCCTGATTGATAACCCTGGTATTTACTACGACGATCAGGCTATGGATGGTTTTGTTCAGTTCTGCGAGAATGAACTCACACTAACTGATGGGTCTGATCTATTTCTGCTTCCGTCATTTAAACTTTGGGCAGAGCAGATATTTTGTTGGTATTATTTTGTTGAACGGTCTGTATATGAGCCTGGTGAGAATGGAGCTCCCGGTAGATATGTTCAGAAGCGGATAAAGAAGAGGCTTACGAACAAGCAATATTTGATAGTTGCTAGAGGGGCAGCGAAATCTATGTATGGCTCGTGTATTCAGAGCTATTATTTAACGGTTGACACCAGCACAACACATCAGATCACAACAGCCCCTACAATGAAACAGGCGGAGGAAGTATTAGCTCCAATCAGAACAGCTATAGCGAGATCAAGGGGCCCTTTATTTCAATTTCTTACAGAGGGGTCTTTACAAAACACAACAGGGTCTCGTGCAGCAAGACAAAAATTGGCATCAACAAAAAAAGGTATCGAAGATTTTTTAACCGCGTCTCTCCTTGAGATACGACCAATGAGCGTCGATAAACTTCAGGGTCTAAGATGCAAGATCGCTACAGTAGACGAGTGGCTTTCTGGAGATGTTCATGAAGATGTTGTCGGAGCAATTGAGCAGGGCGCGTCTAAAATTGACGACTACCTGATCGTGGCTACAAGTTCAGAAGGTACTGTTCGTAACGGTTCCGGAGACACAATCAAAATGGAGCTTATGGACATTCTCAAAGGGAAGTACAATGACCCACATACGTCTATCTGGTATTACAGACTTGACGATGTTCGAGAAGTTAATAATCCAGATGTTTGGTTGAAGGCTAACCCAAATCTTGGGAAGACTGTAAGCTATGAAACATATCAGCGAGACGTTGAGCGTGCCGAGAATGCGCCGGCAACAAGAAACGACATCTTGGCTAAGCGTTTCGGAATTCCTATGGAGGGGTATACGTACTTCTTTACATATGAAGAAACTCTCCCTCATAGAAAGCGCGACTTCTGGGGCCTTCCGTGTTCACTTGGAGCTGACATGTCACAGGGAGACGACTTCTGTGCATTCACGCTTGTGTTTCCTCTTTCTGCTGGGCGCCTAGGAATCAAGGCACGAAGCTATATTACATCTCTTACCTATTCAAAACTTCCGTTAGCTATGAAACAGAAATACAACCAGTTCGTCACCGAAGGAAGTCTTATTGTGATAGACGGAACTGTATTAAACATGCTTGATGTTTATGACGATGTTGATTCCTGGATTATTAACTCTCAGTACGATGTTCGAACATTTGGGTACGATCCATACAATGCTAAAGAATTTGTTGAACGATGGTGCAGAGAAAATGGACCGTACGGTGTCGAGAAAGTTATTCAGGGTGCAAGAACGGAATCTGTTCCTCTTGGGGAATTAAAGCATCTGGCAGAAGAGAGACTTCTTTTATTTGACGAAGATCTGATGTCTTTTTCTATGGGGAACAGTATAGCTATGGAAGACACAAATGGAAATCGTAAGCTGCTAAAGAAACGTAGGGAAGATAAAATCGATAATGTCGCTGCGATGATGGATGCCTACATTGCATATAAGTTAAATCAGGAATTATTTTCGTAAGGAGGCTTAAATGTCAAGGCATTGGAACGATGCATTGATGCACTCAAGAGCCAAAGGTTCAGCCAATAAAAATCACAAATATGTTGCTGCTGTGAAAGGACCAGTAGGCACCATGTATTTTTACGATATGAATGCATACAATGCTTATTTAAAGAGCCATGGAAAATCAACAGCCGGCGCAGATAAATCAGAGGCTAAAGACTCAAACAAAAAATCTAGCAACGCTAAGTCCAAGTCAAACAGTAAGTTGTCGGATAAAAAAGCAAGCACTAAAAAACTTAGACGGGGAAAGAAGCTGGCTAATAAAGTAATGGCTGGACGTTATGGAACAGGTTCTCAGAGAAAAAAGGCTCTCGGAAAGAACTACGAGTACGTGCAGAATATAGTAAATCAGCGAATGCTCGGTAAAAAGAGAGCTGCGGCAATTGCTAAGAAAAATAACTGGAGGAATGTATAATGTCCCAGATATTGGCTAATGTTGAATAGCAATGTTGGAGGTATATGAATATGCCCACGTTTGGAGAAAGATTAAAACACGCTTGGAATGCGTTCACTAGTCGAGACCCGACACAGTTAGCAAGTCGTGTAGATATTGGACCTTCTTATTCTTACAGGCCCGATCATAGACGATTCACGAGAGGAAATGAACGTTCCATTGTTACTTCTCTTTATAATCGAATTTCTTTAGATGTTTCGTCCATTACGATCAAACACGCAAGACTGGATGATAATGGTAATTTTACAGATACAATTAATTCCGGATTAAATAACATATTTTCAACTGAGGCTAATATAGATCAGACAGGACGATCTTTTGTTCAAGACATTGTTATGTCAATGCTTGACGAAGGGGTTGTTGCTGTCGTTCCGGTTGATACTACCAGCGATCCTGTAACGAACAACGCGTTTGATATTAATACGATGCGCACCGGACGAATTATGCAGTGGTATCCTCAGTATGTTCGTGTCAGATTGTATAACGACAGAACTGGAAATCATGAAGAGGTAACATTACCTAAAAAATCAGTAGCTATTATTGAGAATCCTCTTTACTCTGTAATGAATGAGCCTAATTCAACATTACAGAGGCTCATTAGGAAACTTAACATTCTTGATGCTATTGATGAGCAGAATGGTGCAGGAAAACTTGATCTTATTATTCAGCTCCCGTATGTTATTCGTTCTCCGCAGAGACACGAGCAAGCAGAAAAGCGTCGGAAAGACATTGAAATGCAGCTAGCCGGCTCTAAATACGGTATCGCTTACACAGACGGAACTGAAAAGATCACACAGCTTAATCGGTCTGTAGACAACAATCTGTTGGCGCAGATCGAATACCTTACCAAAATGCTATACAGTCAGCTTGGTGTTACCGAAGAGGTATTTAATGGAACGGCAGACGAGAAGACGATGCTGAATTACCACAATCGCACGATTGAACCTATTATTTCTGCGATTACAGACGAATTCTCTCGCAAGTTCCTTACTAAAACGGCTAGAACACAGGGGCAATCTATAGTGTTCTTCAGAGAACCATTTAAACTCGTTCCTGTAAATCAGATAGCTGATATAGCAGACAAGTTCACAAGGAATGAAATTCTTACGTCTAATGAGATTAGAGGCATTATCGGCTTCGAGCCTTCTAGTGATCCTGGGGCAGATCGGCTGCAGAACAGCAACCTATACCAACAGGATACTGGTCTGGTTTCAGGAGATATTCCAGAAGGTACGACGGACGAAACAGATTCAGCTCAGGAAGAAGAAAACCCAATGGACATTGATGTATCAAATTTGACGGGCTAGTTGTAATAAATCGAAATGGCTTTACTTAATGTATCGGAACCGAGAGATATACAGCCACGATTCAGATGCGTTAATGAACTGTTACGATTTAACAATAAATAAAATGGAGGTAATATGTCAGAAAAATACGATTTTTCTGGATGGGCCACTAAAAACGATTTGAAGTGCGCCGATGGTCGAACAATACGACGCGGGGCATTCAAGGATCAGGACGGAGAAACTGTTCCTTTGGTATGGCAGCACGTCCATAACGACCCTACAAACGTTCTTGGTCACGCCCTTCTGAAAAATAAGGATCAGGGAGTATACGCATACTGCTCTCTGAATGATACGCCAAGTGGCGAATACGTCAAGGAGCTTATCAAGCACGGTGACGTAAACGCATTATCAATTTATGCTAACAGGCTGCAGCAGAACGGTGGGGACGTCCTTCACGGTACTATTCGTGAAGTGAGTCTCGTCCTTGCAGGTGCGAACCCTGGTGCTACCATCGATAATGTCTATATCGAGCACGGTATTGACTCTGATGAAGAAGCTATCATTTGCACCGGTGATGACCTTGTTCTTGCTCACGCTGACACGGAGGAAAAAGATACTACTATGGCAGATGAAAAGAAGAATACTTCTGATACGGCTACCGAGGATAAGAACGATTCTAAGGAAGTAAGAACTGTAAAAGACGTATTTGATGAGATGACAAAAGAACAGCAGGCCGTCGTCTACTACATGATCGGTCAGGCGCTTGAAGATGCTGGAGTTGAAGACGACACAGAAGAGGATGCTTCGGAGGATACCGAAATGGCTGCATCCGCATTTAACGATGAGGGAGATTATACCGATATGAAACATAACGTATTTGACAACGATGAAACTATGAAGAGCGATACTCTTTCCCACGCTGATATTGACGCGCTGGTTGCAGATTCCCTGGCAGATGCTAAAGGCTTTGGAAGCCTTAGAGATTCTGTAATGGCTCATGCAGCTCAGGACTATGGCATTGAGGACATTGATATTCTGTTCCCAGACGCCAAGACAATTACTTCCCAGCCGGATTTCATTCAGAGAGAAATGGGATGGGTTAGCACCGTTATGAATGGAACACATCATATCCCGTTCACAAGAGTCAAGAGTGTATTGGCTAATATCACAGAAGACGAAGCACGTGCGAGAGGTTATCTGAAAGGCCATAAGAAGAAGGACGAGGTATTCTCTCTGCTTAAGAGAACAACCGATCCTCAGACGATCTATAAGCGTCAGAAGCTTGATCGCGATGATACTATCGATATCACAGACTTTGACGTTGTTGCTTGGCTGAAGGGCGAAATGAGAATTATGCTCGATGAGGAAATTGCAAGAGCTGTTCTGATTGGCGACGGAAGACTCGCTTCCGATGATGACCATATCAGCGAAGAGCACGTTCGTCCAATTTATAGTGATGATGACCTGTATACTATTAAGGTCACAGCAAAGACTGATACTGACGAGCTGAAAGCTGCTGAGAACTTCATCACCGCAGTTATCAAGTCCAGAAAAGACTACAAGGGCAGCGGTACACCTACACTCTTCACTACAGAGGATATGCTTACTGATATGCTGCTCATCAAAGATGGAATGGGCCACTTCATGTACAAGTCCGCCGCTGAACTGGCTACAACTCTTAGAGTTTCCAGCATTGTAACTGTTCCTGTTATGGAAGGTCAGAAAGGTAAGAAAGGTGGTTCTCTGCTTGGTATCGTTGTTAATCTGACTGACTATGTAATCGGAGCAGACAAGGGTGGCCAGGTTTCGATGTTCGATGACTTTGATATCGACTACAACCAGATGAAGTATCTGATCGAGACCAGAATTTCCGGAGCAATGACACGTCCGTTCGCAGCAATTGCGATCGAATCCGGTGCGGACTACACAACAACTGGCTTCACAGTTCCTAAGAAGACTGCTGGCTCTGGCACAGGAACTGGATCTACAGGAGCATAGTATCGTTTAAGGAGATAAATCAAAATGGCAAAATTCTACGGCACTGTCGGCTTCGTTAAAGCCGTCGAGACTTCGCCTGGGGTGTATGAAGAGCAGTCTGAGGAGAGAAACTATTATGGAGATCTTCTCAGACACTCCCGTGGTTGGGCCACTGCCGACAAGCTCAATGACGACATTACACTCAATAATGAAATTAGCATCTTGTCAGATTCTTATATTACCAAGAATCTAAATACTATTAAATACGTCGATTTTATGGGAACAAGATGGAAGGTTATGAATATTGAAGTTGAATATCCTAGAATCGTGTTAACGATTGGCGGTGTATACAATGGCTGACAGAAGATTAGAGCTTCAAAAGGAACTTGAGGATGTATTTGGAAAAGGCCATGTGTATTATCAGCCCCCAGAATCTATACGAATGAAGTATCCTTGCTGCGTGTATGAAAGACGAACTGCTGACATCAGATTTGCTAACGATCTGCCGTATAAGTATGTTCAAGGCTATACGGTAACAATCATAGACTCGAATCCGGATTCAAAACTTCCAGAGATCATTGGAACTAGATTTCCAATGATACGGTATGACAGACATTTCATCGCTGATAACCTTAATCATGACGTATTTCAACTTTATTATTAGGAGGTTTATTTATGCCTAGACTTACATGGGATGACTCTGGCAATCGTCTTTACGAAACAGGTACAAAAATGGGTGTGCTGTATCCTCAGGAGAGTGGAGCATATCCAAAAGGCGTTGCCTGGAACGGGCTTACAAGTGTTACAGAGTCTCCGTCAGGAGCAGAAGCGAATGCCGTTTATGCTGACGACATCAAATACGTTGAGTTGAGATCTGCAGAAGAATTTGGAGGTACTATCGAGGCTGTAACATTCCCGGACGAATGGTACCAGTGTGACGGACAGACTGAACTTGGTAAGGGCGTTTATATTGGTCAGCAGAACAGAAAACCGTTTGGACTTGCTTTTAGAACTGTTCTTGGTAATGATGTTCAGCTTAACGATCATGGATATAAGCTGCATTTGATTTATAACGCAACAGCGTCCCCGTCTGAAAGACAGTACCAGACAATTAACGATAGCCCTGAGACGATTACATTTAGTTGGGAGTTTACGACAACACCTATTAATGTGGAAGGCCATACTCCGACTTCTGAGATCATCATCGATTCTACAAAAACAGAAGCGGAAAAGCTTAAGAAAATCGAAGATCTCCTGTACGGAACAGAAAGCGAATCCGCTAAGCTTCCTACACCAACAGAAATTCTTACTATTCTTAACGCAGCTGACTAATTGATAACTGTTAATAAAGAGAGCTCGTCTTTGGCTCTCTTTATTTTTTTCATATTTGTAAAGGAGGGCAAATATGTTCAAAGCTACTATTATTTATACTGATTACAACGGAACTGAACGACGGGAAGAACATTTCTTTAATTTAAACAGAGCTGAGGCAATTAAGTGGCAGAACTCCGTTGATGGAGGGCTCGACAATAAGATTAACGAGATGCTCGATAACTCAGACCCGAAAATATTTGATATTTTTGAACAGCTCATTGAGATTTCCTATGGTAAGAAAACTTCTGACGGAAAATATTTCGAGAAAGAAGATGTAAACGGAAGACCATATTACAAAGAATTTAAGAGATCTGCAGCTTATGAAAAATTTATGATGGATCTCATGGATGCCGATAAGGCAGCAGCATTTTTTAATGGCGTAGTTCCTAGACTCACTGATAAAGAAAGAGCTGCCGTTGACAAAATTGAAAAACGAATTTAAAGGACGTGAATAGCAATGCTTAAGATCGTTGTTCCAGAATGCACTGACGGTGTTTTTGACTCAGCGAACAATGAATTTTACTATTGCAAACGAACTGTGCTTGTGCTAGAGCATTCACTGCTATCAATCTCCAAATGGGAATCAAAATGGTGTAAACCGTTCCTTACAAAAGACACTAAGACTTTAGAAGAATTGCTTAGTTATATAGAATGCATGACCATTAACCACAGTTCCATTAACGAAGATGTATATAAATGTTTAACCGGAGATAATATTAAAGATATTGAAAATTACGTTTCATCCCCGATGACTGCTACTACATTTTCTAATACGACATCAACCCAATCAAGAGAAATAATCACGTCTGAATTGATATATTACTGGATGATCGAATTCGGAATACCGTTTGAATGTGAAAAATGGCCCATTAACAGACTTATTACACTCATACGAGTATGTGGAGTCAAGAATTCAAATGGACAAAAAATGAGCAAGCAGGCTGTTGCTAGGCAGAACAGAGAAATAAACGCCATGAGAAGAGCAAAATGGCATACGAAGGGGTAGAGTATGATTTCAATTTCGTGGAAAGGTGACTTTGATAGAACATATTCTTTTTTAAATAAGATGAAGTCACAGGACATGATAAGCAACCTTACAAAGTATGGAGAAATGGGAGTTGAAGCCCTTTCCTCAGCGACCCCTGTTAGAACTGGAAAAACTGCCGCTAGTTGGTCTTATGAAATCGAGACAACGGGCGACGGATTTTCTATTATCTGGTCTAACAGTAACAACAACCATGGCGTTTACATTGCCGTATTATTGGAATACGGACATGGTACGAATCATGGTGGATATGTTGTTGGGAGAGATTATATTAATCCCGCGATGCAGCCAGTTTTTGATGAGATTGCAGAAGCAGCTTGGCAGGAGGTGACAAACGCATGAGTTCCGTAGATTCAAGAATTGTCCAGATGAAATTTGATAATGGACAATTCAGGCAGGGTGTAAATCAGACCCTCGGAGACCTTACGAAGTTAGATACTCTAATGAAGGGTTTAAAACTTGCTAAGGGTTTTGTTGGTCTTGCTGCAGCTGCTAAGGGGTTTGACCTAAGTGGTGCTTCTAACCAGGTGAGTGGTTTGCAGTCTAAAATATCTGCTCTCCAGGTGTTTGGAGTTACTGCCTTTGCTCGTCTCTCAAATGCTGCTATAAATATGGGGACAAGACTTGCGAAAGCAGTGACTGTACAGCCAATCATTGACGGTTTTCATGAATACGAGACTCAGATTGGATCTATTCAGACAATCATGGCAAATACCGGAGCTAAATTAGGGCCGGTGAACAGCACTCTTAATGACCTCAATCATTACGCTGATAAAACAATTTATAATTTCACAGAGATGACCCAAAACATCGGAAGGTTTACCGCTGCCGGCGTTGGGCTGAAACAATCTGCAGATGCGATTAAAGGAATCGCTAATTTAGCAGCTCTTTCTGGTTCAACGAGCCAACAGGCTAGCATGGCTATGTATCAGCTTTCACAGGCTATCGCTGCTGGAAAAGTAAATCTTCAGGATTGGAACTCTGTAGTTAATGCTGGAATGGGAGGAAAAGTATTCCAGCAAGCTCTTATTCGTACTGGTGACATAATGGGTAAGAACGCGTCCAAGGCTGTAAAAGCAGCTGGATCGTTCAGAGAATCCATTTCTACAAAAGGCGGAACCGGATGGCTCGATGGTAAGGTGCTGACCGAAACTCTTAGGCAGTTTACCCTTGCCGAAGACGCGGCCAAGGACTATGAAGGAACCCTTAAGAAATTAATGGATGAGGGTTATTCTAAAAAACAAGCAGAGTCAATTATTAAAACTGCAAAAACAGCAGAAGATGCAGCTACAAAAGTAAAGACGTTTAGTCAGCTCATTGACACTTTGAAAGAAGCGCTTGGGTCTGGGTGGACTCAGTCGTGGCAATATTTAATTGGAGATTTCAATGAAGCAAAATCTCTTTTTACATCAATTTCTGACGTGCTGTCTAAAGCCATTAACGACTCAGCGAACAAAAGAAATAAAGTTTTAAAGTCTTTTGCTAAAAAGAAAGTTGACGTCTCTGATATCCTCGGTGATTCCGGAAAAGAATACGGAAAAATGACTGGCCGAGAAATGATGTTCAAGGGCCTTGCGAACTCGTTTAAGGCCTTAATGTCTGTTATTAATCCAATAAAAAAGGCTTTTCGTGATATTTTTCCAGCTACAACCGCCAATCAGCTAAGACGAATTTCGGCATCATTTATGCAGTTTACTTCACATCTTAAGGTTAGTGGTGCAACTGCAAAGGCGATAAAAGGGACTTTTACAGGATTATTCAGTGTTATTAAAGTAGGAGTTGATCTTGCAAAAGGCGCAATTAAGATAGTAACAAGTATTATACGAGCACTTTCTCCTATTGGAAAGATAGTAGTAACGATTGCAGGCGGAATAGGTACTCTTATCTCATCGTTAACCGGAGCAACGAATAAGACAAGCGCTATAAGCAAGGCGACTACTAGCATGTCCAATGCCATTCTTAAAACTGGTCATGTATTAAGCAGTTTTGCGAATAGTGCGGTCCCGGCAATTCAAAATGCTTTTAAAGGAGTGGCAAAAGTATTCACTGGTGTTGGCAATGCAATTGCGAAAGTAATTAGCGGAATAACAACCGGTTTGAGCAAGCTTGGAAAAAGTAAATCGAAGCTCCTTGACCTCGGCGATATTAAAAATATTTTTGATATTATTAATAAAGGAATTTCCGGAGTCGTACTGCTTCAAATTAACGGCTTCTTTAAAAGTTTAAAAGGAACCGTCAATAATGCAAAAGGAATATCCGGATCGTTTAAAGCGATTTTTCAGAATATTGCCGATGCAGTGACGCTGTTTCAGACAAAAGTTAAAGTTGGGATGTTCAAGCAGATCGCTGTGTCCCTTGCTATTTTAGCAGGTGCAATGCTTATTCTATCGTCCATTAATGTTGGCGGGCTTACAAAATCAGTAGCAGCAATCGGAGCGATCATGGCCGAAATTACTTTGATGTTTAAGGCCTTCGCATTGATTGGAGAAAGCTCTAAACTTAAAGGTTTGTTTGCTATTAAGCAGTTGTCTGGTGCGATGCTGACAATAGCCACCTCCGTTGCTATTTTAGGAATCGCAATGAAGACTCTGGGATCTATGAGCTGGGAGCAGATTGCGAAAGGTCTTGTATCTGTAGCCGGTCTTTGTGGGGCATTGGTAGGGGTTGTAGAAATCCTTTCACATGTGAGCAAGAAAGCCAATTTTACAAGACTCACAGCTTCTATGCTTGGATTCGCCATCTCGCTTGGAATATTGGCATCTGCGATGAAATCACTAGGTTCAATGAGCTGGCAGGGAATTGCAAAGGGGCTTACATCCATTGCTGGTACAATCCTCATTCTTGGTGCAGCTATGAAGACTGACGCATTCAGCGGAATGGGAATCAAAATGGGTGCAAGTTTTATTATGCTTGCTGCCGGCCTTAAAATATTGTCTGGTGCTATTACAGAGCTTAGCTCTATGAATCCTAGAGGGGCAGTAGTGGCTTTGGGCTCTCTTGGAGGGGCCCTTCTCGAACTCTGGAGTTTCTTTGCGCTTTTGGAGAAAACTCCAGTTCTTAAAACATCAGCAGGTCTTCTTGTAGCCGCTGCCGGCATTCATGTTCTTGCTGGTGCTTTGGCTGTTCTAAGTGGAATCTCAATAAAAGGCGCCGTTACCGGTGTTTCAACTCTTGGGGCGTCACTTGGAATTTTAGCAATTGGCCTTCATTCAATGGAAGGAACTGCCAGCGCCGCAGCAAGTTTGGTAGTAGCCGCAAAAGGTATTCTTGTGCTTTCTGCTGCTTTAGCAGCGTTAAGTGGAATTGGTATTAAGGGTATACTAGTTTCTTTAGTTGGTCTTGGTGGAGCACTTGGTATTATCGCCGGTGCTGCTGCTGGATTGTCAGGCTTAGTTCCGGCCATGCTTGGTCTCGGAGCTGCGTGCGCTCTTGTTGGTGCTGGCCTTCTTATGGCTGGTACAGGGTTAACTGCTCTTGCCGCCGGCATTGGGGCTCTCGCGTCGGTAGGCTCTGGAGTTATTGGTGGCTTTATCGATAACCTCAAAGCCCTGGTAAAAGGAATCGTCTCAACTGCTGCCAGCATTGGTAAGGGAATTGCGAATGGAGTAACTGGATTTATTAAAGGGCTCTCTCAAACAGCGAGCATTCTTGGTCCAGCCTTAGTAAAAATCGGAAAGATGGCAATAAAGGCGTTAGAAGAACTAATACCTGATTTGATTAACGTTGTGATGAAGTTCATCGAAAATGTCCTTCAGGCAATTCAAAATAACATTGGCGAGATCACAACAGCAGTTATTAAGATTGTTCAGAATCTAATTACCGCCATAGCAGACAATGCCGGAAGAATCAAAGACATAGGCACCAAATTGGTTCAGCTTATTGCTGACGGAATTTCAGGATCTGCTGGCCTTATACTAGACGCTATTACACAGGTAATCACGTCAATAATTAACGACATCGGAAGTGCGATTCAGACCATTGGAGATGCTTTCCGTGGATTGTTTACAACCATTGTTGGAGAAATTCAACAGAACATTCAGTTGATAGCAAGTTCTATCTCATCAATTATAACTAATATTGGAAGCGGGATTTCACAAATTGTAGGTTCTATTGCCAATGCTTGGAGTATGGTTGGAGATTCCATTCGTGGACTTTTCACGACAATCGTTGGTGAGATTGTACAAAATATTCAGCTTATTAGTTCCGCAATTTCAACTATTGGTCAGACAATAGCTTCCGCTATTCAGACTGTTATTTCCACTATTGTAAATATTATTGTTTCTTCAATTACATCTATTACAGACGCAGTTGGACAGATTGGAACAGCCATCCAGGGGCTTGTAACTACGATAGGCGACCAGATTAGCGGAATTATTACAGCGTTCACAGACGCTGGCACACAGATTGCCGAGGCATTGATTACAGGAATTGGAGAAGGCGTTCTTAAAGTTGGATCTTTAGGTGCCAAATATATGACAGCGTTTTTAACTGGAATAAGAGACAATATAGGTCCGCTTGTTCAGGTTGCTGCTGAAGCAATCATAGCGTTTATTAATGCGATTGGAAAATGGGTTCCAAAGGTTGCCGATGCCGGAATCAAAATGGTTATTAAACTCATTAATGGTATGGCTGACGCAATTGACAATAATGTCGACGCTCTTATAGCAGCAGTAGGAAGACTCTGCAAAGCGATATTAAAGGCATTACTTAAGGGAATCCAGGCTCTTGTTGCGCAAATTCCTATTATTGGACGGCCGCTAGCTTCTGCGATGGGTAAGATGATCGATGGTCTCGGAAATAAAGCTCATCCTGGAAAAGCAAGGGCTTCCGGGTCCTCGTGGGCTTCAGGATTTGTACAGGGAATTGGCTCCCATATCGGTTCTGCGGCGTCCAAAGCGGCGCAGCTTGCCATAAGTGCCGTAAGAGGACTGGGAAATCACGCAGGCGAATTCATGTCACGAGCATCACAAGCCGCATCTGGATTTGTTCGTGGAATATCTAAATTTGCCGGAAGCGCCGGTTCAGCGGCAAGATCTCTTGCCAGTCGAGCTAAAGCTGGAATCCATACTGTTGGATCGTGGGTCAGCTCCGGAGCTAACGCCGCAAGGGGTTTTGTTAACGGTATCAGAAGCATGGTTGGAAATGCTGTAAGTGCTGCAACATCGTTAGCTTCTGCAGCTGTTTCTGCATTAAAACGCAACTTGAAAGAACATTCACCGTCACGAGTTACTGCTCAGATCGGAAGCTACGCCGGAGAGGGATTCGCGAATGGAATAAGATCTTGGAGAAGAGGTGCTTGGAAACAATCCGCATTGCTTGGTGAAACAGCGATTAGGGCTATCAAATCTCCACTACATCAGCTAGAAGCTCTTATGTCATATGACATTGATCTGGACCCAACTATCACGCCAGTGATGGATTTGAGCAATGTTAGGTCTGGTGCAAGGCAAATTAACGGAATTACAGGTAATTTGAACGACGTTAATATTACAGCGTCCACGGCTAACTCTGCAATTCAAAATAGATTTGATTCTATTACGGCTCTTGACAATTTAGCAAAAGTCGTTGCCAAGAATCCGTCGGGAGAAACAAATAATGTTGTTAATGTATACGCGTACGGCTCGGGAGACGATTCTCAGACGTTTGCAGAAAAGGTTGCCAGTGCGGTGCAGTTGAAATTGAGGTCAATGTAATGGCTAAAAAGAAAAAAACAACTAAAACATCTAAAAAAGGGTCTTCGAATAAGACAGGAAAACCAAGCAGCTGTAAAGTAACACGATCTGGTAAGAAATTTACTTGTGAGTGGAAGCAGGCTTCTGGAGGATATGGTGCTGGTCAGGAACTTAAATATCGGCTAAAGACACACAAAGGAAGAAACGGCTCTCATACTTGGGGGCCGTGGCACACCGGTAAAGTTACAAGTGGGGCAACTAAATATGTGATTCCTGGTATTTCAACTCTCCTTAATACAAAATACCTGGATTACATCCAGTTTAAAGTACGAGGACAGAGGAAAGCTACTAGTAAAGCCCGCTATTCTATGAGCGATTGGAATGACGGAGAGATGGATATCTCAACCCCGGCAAAGCCGACAATAGAAGTCGATAGGAGCTTGGCAAGAGAGAAGACAAAATTCTCATGGAAAGTAAAAGATGGGGATAAAACAGACGGAAATACCCCGTTTAAAGGTGTGTATCTGTACACGTATCTTCGTAATAATAATGAGGAAACAAGTTCAGTACCGCGATCAAAATTCAAGCCAACACCAAAAAAATATTCAAAACTCTTTGAAGGGTCTGAGACAATCACAGAAACTACGGTAGATTTTAGTAATAAAGATTATTCGTATACTAGATTTTACATGGTAGAAGTTGAGGGGTTCTCTGGTTTTAGCTCTTCTAAAGTAACAACAACAGGTCGTCAATATTCATTAGCTAACAATCCTACTGTCGATGATGTTGATGTGACAGATGACGATACTGGGAACATTACTATTAGTATTAAATGGACTCCTACATGGAGCTTCGGTCATAACATCTCAGATACAAACGTTGAATATACTGTTTGTGTACCGGACTTCTCTAGCTCTGACACTGTTCCAGTACCTACAAATGCTTCCTGGCAGAAATTAGATAGCAAATCTGTTGGATCTGTAGATAAGGAAACAGGGTCTAGATATTTAACCATTCATCTTGATTCTGGAATTCCAGTCGACAATGCAGTGTTTGTAAGGGCATATTCTTCACACGACGATCAACAGGTTTACAGCGCAATTCGGTTTGTTAATGAGAAAGTTGGAAAGCTAAAATCTCCGACTATATCAAGTGTCAATGCTTATGCTGACAAGGACAATAACAAATATCGCGTAACGGTAAATGCCACAAACAATTCCGAGGTAGGAGGGTCACACCTCGTTGTCACTGCGATATACACTTCTCAATCCGGAGAAGTCACAAGATATGAAGTCGGAGATATAAAAAACGGTTCTTCTTCTGGAACGTTTGAATGCCCGGACTGGAGTTCATATTCTTCATATTCTTTTGAGGTTATGGCAGTCGCTGGAAAGAACGAATCTGGCGAATATATCATGACATCAGAGACAACATCAGAAGGTGGAGAAATACCTCAGAAAGCTACGGGTGTAACTGCTACATGCGTCAGTACAGCAGATTCTAAAGCAAAAGTACTGGTGACCTGGGAATGGAACTGGGATGCCGCACAGTATGCGGAAGTGTCGTGGTCTGATGATCCGGATGCATGGGAGTCAACCACATCACCTAATACGTTTATGTCCTCGTCACTTCGTCCTACGAGATGCTATATTCCGAATCTTGACACTGGTAAAACGTGGTATATTCGAGTTCGATATTATTTCGTCGGATCTGGTTCGAACGACAGCAGCAACACATATGGTGAGTATTCGGACGTCGTGTCGATCAGTCTCAAAACTGCTCCTGTAAGGCCGGCCCTTACTTTATCAAGCTCCGGAGTGTCAAGTGCTGGCGTTGTTACCGCAACGTGGGCGTACACGTCGACCGATGGTACAGCTCAGAAAGCAGCAGAAATCTACGAGTATAATCAAAGTACAAAAACGTACACCCTGTTGTTCAGAACGGACTCTACAATACAGCATTATGATATTTCTGGTGCTGATCTGATTGACCGAGGGTGGAATGTCGGAGAGGCTCATCAACTCGTTGTAAGCGTTCTTTCTGGAAGTGGTGTGTACAACAGCGACCGATACAGTTTGCCTGTTCAGCTTTCTCTTGTAGAGCCTCCAACCGTATCTATCAGTAATTTAAGTTCTGTATTCCAGGACGAAACTGATACAGACGACGAAGGGACCGTAACGACAAGGAAGATTCTTACAGATCTTCCCATGTCGTTCACAGTTACAGCAAGCGATCAGGTTGATAAGGTATCCATATTTATCGAGAGAACTATTTCATGTCATCTTGAACGTCCGTCAGGTGTAAGCTTTGATGGGTTTGCTGGAGAGGTCGAGTACACGCAGTCAATCGCTGGAAGCGGAGACGTGTCGATTGATGTCGGCGATCTAATCAGACCTCTGGACGATGGATCAGAGTACAGAATTCGTGTTCTAGCACAGGACAAATACGATCAGAAAGTAGACGCTGTACAGAACTTCACAGTTAGATGGGCTCAGCGTGCTCTGGTTCCTTCTGTAGAAATTGCAATCGACGACAAGCACTCGGTTGCCCGCATTACTCCTCTTAAAATTACAGGTGGTGCTGATACAGACAGGTATGATGTTTACAGGTTGTCTCTGGACGCTCCGGAACTGATTCTTCAGGATGGAATTCCAGGAAACGTATACTACGATCCATATCCTACGCTTGGAGAATCTGGAGGGTACAGAGTAGTATACAAGACCAGAACGGGAAACTACATTACAAAAGACAACGTGATAGCGTGGCTCGACACGACGGACTTTGATGATGTCGAAATTGTAGATCAGTTTGCAATTATCGTGGATTACGCCAATGAACAGGTCGTTCTGCCGTATGATATTGAGATTGATAACAGCTGGTCTAAGGATTTTACAGAGACAAAGTATCTCGGAGGAGCGGTTCAGGGAGACTGGAATCTTGCTGTTGAGAGATCGACTACTCTCACAACGGATCTTCAGTCGATTGTCGATCTTGAGACAATCAGGAAACTGCGAGACCTTGCAAACTATGCAGGAATCTGTCATGTCAGAACGCCAGATGGATCAAGTTTCGCAGCGGATGTTCAGGTCTCCGAGAAACGCGAGAACAAGATGGTCAACAAGCTTGCAAGTTTCACTTTGACTGTAAAGCGAGTTGACTCAGAAGGACTTGACGCTATCACAGCAGAACAGTGGAAAAACAGGGTGCTAGAGATGGAAATTGCAGAAGAATTCAATCCTGGAGTTGTTGTCAATGGTGGAACAGATACAATTGTCACCGTTGCCGATATGCTCAACGCAATCAACGCCAACAAGACCGCTATCGAGCAGAATACAACAGACGTTGCTCAGCTTAAAGACAGTAAGGTCGATAAGGCAGATATGGTTGCATGGACAGAAGAAGAAATTGATGATGCTTCTAAATAATAGGACTACGCAGGAGGTGAAACCGTGGACTGGTCAAAAGGCTATACGCTTAAGGTTTATGCCGCGATTGTAGATCCGTCAAACTGGACTGATACCGGAGAGACGGTCGACCTTACATCTCTTTCAGTTAAAAGAGGAGAGGATGATCTGATCCAGTCGGCTACGCTGGACTGCGCTCATTACGAAAATCAAAATGAAGTATGGTTTCGCGCATGGATGGATGCTCTGCAGGATGGAGCATCTGTCCATGTTCCTTTATTTACAGGAGTTGCGGCTCCGACAAAGAGAGACATCAACGGATCACTTATTTCCTCTTCATTGGATTGCTATTCGGTGCTGAAACCTGCTGCTGATGTACTTCTGCAGAAGGGATGGTATGCTCCAAATGACATGAACGGAGCCGAACTGGTCCGGAGACTACTTTCTATTGGACCAGCACCTGTAGAGGTTACGGATACTGCAAGCTCGCCGACTCTTAAAAGTGCAATTGTTGCTGAGAATGACGAGTCACATCTTACAATGGCAAATAAGATTCTCGATGCAATAGGATGGACTATGTCAATAACCGGAGATGGATATATTATCATTTCCAAGAAAAGCGATAATATTGTTTCAACGTATGATTCGCTCTTTAACGACATCGTTGAACCAGAAGTAACTGAAGAGGCCGACTGGTTTTCATGTCCTAATGTATTCAGAGCAACACTGAATGATGAATCGGCCATTGCAAGAGATGACGATCCGAACAGTATCCTGTCAACGGTAAGCAGAGGTAGGGAGATCTGGAAAGAGGAAAACAACGTAGCTCTCAATACAGACGAATCTCTTGCTGAATATGCAAGACGAAAACTCAAAGAAGAACAGCAGTATTCAACAAAACTATCCTATAAGGTCAGATTCAATCCTGATGTAAACGTTGGAGATCTTATATCCATAAATTACCCGGGGCAGAATTTGACAGGAACTTTCCGGATTGCGGAACAGACGATAAACATTGATTCAGGAATAAGCGTATCAGAGGAGGCAACAAGAGTATGGGAGGCAAATTCGACAAGCTCGTAAACGACATTGCAGGAATCGTTACAAACCCGAAAACGTCAAACAAACCGTCAGGTTATGACACCACAGCAGAAGTGAAGAGGGTCGACGGCGATACGGCATGGGTTAAAATTCCAGGAGGTGTTGATGAGACACCAGTAAGATTAACAATTAACGCAAAGCAGGGAGATACAGTTCAGCTGAGAGTATCTGGAGGCACTGCATGGATTGTCGGAAATGAGACAGCACCGCCTACAGATGACAGTGCTGCTAACAAAGCAATCCAGAAGACTAATCAGGTTGAGCTCCTTGCCAAGTCAGCCAAGAAATCTGCAGACGATGCTCAGGAGACGGCTGATGAGGCCACGGCAAAGATAGAAACAATTGATGGTCAGATCACTGCTCTGGTTACGGACGTAGAAGGAAATTCTGCAAGCATCACCCAGCAGGCTACTCAGATCGAATCACTTGTTTCCGATGTGGAGAGCAACACTTCATCTATCACCCAGCAGGCTACTCAGATCCAGTCAATGGTGTCTGACATTGAGGAAAACAGTACCACAATTACTCAGACTTCAAAGGATCTTACAATCGAGATTAACAATGCCAAACAGGCAGCGGACGATGCCGAATCTGATGCAGAGGAAGCAAAGACGGCCGCCAATGACGCAAAGACTGCAGCTGCAAGTGCACAGTCAACTGCTAATTCAGCCCGTTCGACTGCGAGCAGCGCTTATTCAGAAGCGAATGAGGCAGCAAAAACAGCAACCAATTATATAAGAGCCGATAGCTCTGGTGTACATGTTTTCTTAGATAACGAAAACTACAGTACTGTTGGAAGTGACGGTTTTTATGTCACTAAAGATGGAACCATAGTAGCGCGATTTACAGGCTCAATCATCGAGCTTGGGCAGGTTCTGCATATTTCAAAATCGTCGCATAATGGCAACACCGCTCTAATTTCGACATACCAGGGTGGAGATTCAAGCAATATCATACCGCTTAACATATTAGCTACGTCTGTTTCTTTTTCTTCTGACGATGTTTATCTTGGCAGTATAAATAGTCATTATACCGGAAACAAAGTGGCGACAAAAAGTGATTTAGAAAATATCCCAACTACCAATTTAACAAGGAAGTTATCAGGATCTGGAAATATTATTATTGGCGAAGATATTACGGGTGGAAATGCTGCTACTACCGGATGGGTTTCTGACAATTTTGTTAAACGAAGCGATGGCGATAGTGATAATACGGTTGCTGAAATTAAAGCCTGGGCTAAAAAAACGTTCAAACTAAAATAAGGAGGAGAAACTAAATGAAATACCACTATTTCTCAGCCTTAAAACCATTATTTGACAAGATCAAATCGTACTCGTACTCCAAAACCGAAACTGACACTAAGCTTTCTGCTAAGGCTGATAAAGCGACAACTTTGGATGGTTATAGTATCAGCGATTCCTATACTAAATCTGAAGTCGACTCAAAAGACGCTTTAAAAGCCGATAAAGCTACGACCTATACAAAGACAGAGGTTGATTCTAAGGAAGCTTTGAAAGCTGACAAATCAGATACTTACACTAAATCTGAAGTAGATTACAAAGATGCTTTAAAAGCCGATAAAGCTACGACCTATACAAAAACAGAAGTTGACACTGCTATCAGTAATTACAAAGTTACTACAGACACGGCCCTGTCTTCGACAAGCGAAAATCCTGTTCAGAACAAAGTCATCACAGCAGCACTTGGAAACAAACCGGATAAGGCAACAACTCTCTCAGGTTATGGCATTACCGACGCCTATACCAAGACCGAAGTAGATGCTAAAATTGCCAGCTCTGGAGGAGGGGGCGGGTCGGGATCAGGAACCATTGTAGACGCCTATACAAAAGCAGAAACAGACGAAAAGCTTAGCGGAAAAGCCGATAAGGCTACTACGCTGGATGGATATGGGATTACCGACGTCTATACAAAGACTGAGGTCGATGCTCTGACAATAAAAAAATCATACGAACAGAGCTCAGCAAGTGCATTTAGAAAATTTAATTATTATGACGCGACCGGTAGTGGAATGGCCGGCACTCCAGGATCCGACTCTTTTGCCCAGGGATCCCAAACCTCGGCTTCAGGAGATTGCTCACATGCCGAAGGCGCATTCACGAAAGCTTCAGGAGATAGCTCACATGCCGAAGGATGGTATACAGAAGCTTTTGGAAGACGCTCACACTCAGAGGGTTTTCATACTATTGCCCACGGCGAAGATCAGCATGCAGAAGGTAAATACAATGTTTCCGACAGCAATAATACGTATGTACATATTGTCGGAGGAGGATCAAGTGATACGGACCGTAAAAACATTTATACCTTAGATTGGTCTGGAAACGCCGTATATGCCGGATCGGTAACAGCCCCGGGATTTAAGGGGAACGCTGATACAGCTACCAAAGCTACTCAGGATTCTGACGGAAACCCTATAAATACAACATATCGAAAGGTTTCAGATTCATACAGTAAGACTGAGATCGACTCAAAAATAGCAAGTTCCGGAGGTTCTGGAGCTTCTGATTCCTTGTTTGTTGTTACTTTTGGAAGTACATTAGATACCTCTACTAATAAAATAATTACCACAGCAGATAAGACTATGGATGAAATTGTTGCTGCGTATGATGCAAATAAGATTATTATAGGTGTTTGTAATGGCGGAGGGACTAGCGTATTAAACGCTTATATTGATACTGCAGATCCTAGTGATATACAGGCAAAGTTTGTATCGTCCACCATATATGTTTCGCGTGCCTACAACGACGAATTTACAGCACACATGACCATAGAAGCCTCACATGGTTCAAATTCATATGTTTGGACGGCATATACCGAATGTGTGCGACGCTTTATAGGGACAATAACTATTCTAAAATCAGCGTGGGATAGCAGCAATAAAACGGCAGTCATTAATACCAGCGATATAACTACTATAATTACTGAAAACTCAACAATTATTGTATCGCCTACAAGTTCATCTCATAGCGCATATGTTAACGCCGGCATTCTGGCAACAAAACAAGAGAAAAATGAAATCACATTTCAATGTGACGAAATTCCGACTGTCGACATCGAAGTAAGCGTTATAATAAGGACGTTAACAACGATGAGTTAAGATTAAATCTTTGGAGGTATTCACATGATATTCAACATGGTTACCTATAAAAACAACGCCCATAAACAAATCGCTCCTCGCTGGATTAAGCTTGCTGATTTGCCGTATGACGTTAGTGACGGATGTGCGGTAGTGCTGAATAATGAGATCCATATCCTTGGAGGGGCCATACTGCCTCCATCCCCGACACTTCCTGGTCAAACCGGAACAACGTCAGAAACAAATTATAACAAACATTATAAATGGGACGGAACTTCATGGACAAGCTTGTCAACTTTACCATTTGAGTTCAATCTTGGTTCTGCTGTTGTACTTAATGGGGAAATTCATATCATCGGTGGTGGAAATCTTTCTTCAGGAATGGATCACCATTACAAATGGAATGGATCATCTTGGGAAAGCGTGTCTAGTTTACCGTTCAGCTTTGGTATGGGTTCTGCCGTTGTCCTGAACGACGAGATTCATATTTTAGGCGGAATCAATACTATGCTAGAACATCGCAAATGGAATGGATCTGATTGGGTTTCTGCATCAACACTTCCAGCTTTCTTTTGTAGAGGTTCTGCTGTTGTTTTGAATGGGGAAATTCATATTTTAGGCGGGGATGATCCAACGAGCCATTATAAATGGGATGGATCAGCTTGGGTTTCCGTATCAACGATCCCGTATAAGTTTGTTTACGTGTCTGCTGTAGTGCTTGACAATAAAATTCATATTTTAGGAGGGGGGGAGAATGGGTCAGCCACAAAGCATTACCAATGGGACGGATCTTCTTGGACGAGCGTATCCACGTTGCCATATGAGTTCACTCTGTCGCCTTCGGTCACGCTTAACGGCGCAATTCATATTTTAGGGAGCTCAATAAGTGGAACCAGGCTCAATCATTATTTATACGGCGATTTCTATTTGTAAAAGCGGGGTGATTGCATGATTTTTAACAGGGTATATGGCATCAATCCGTATAAGAAAGTCGATCCGAGATGGATCAAGCTTGCTGATTTGCCATACTCACTTAAAGGCGGCTCTGTTGTTGTACAAAATAACGAAATACACATTTTGGGAGGTACTGAATATAATAACGGCTCAAAAAATCATTACAAATGGAACGGTTCTTCTTGGGAAAGCGTATCGACTTTACCGTATGGGTTTATGATGGGGTCCGCCGTTGTGTATAATAATGAGATACACATACTAAGTGGCATCACTAGCACGTCGCCAGACGTGTCACGAAACCATTATAAATGGGACGGCTCATCTTGGACCAGCGTGTCAACATTGCCGTTTGATTCTCTTTCCGGCCAATCTTCATATAGTATCTGCCCAGCAGTTGTATACAACAACGAGATACATTGGTTTGGAAATTTTATGACTGATTCACAGTCCATTTTTAAATTTCATTATAAATGGGATGGTCTTTCATGGAAAAAAGTATCTACCACTCCATACGGAATCTTTAAAGGCGCTGCGATTGTTCTCAACAACGAGATTCATCTAATCGGTGGAGGAACGAACGAAAACGATATGAAAAAACATTATAAATGGGACGGCTCATCTTGGACCAGTGTGTCAACATTGCCGTATCCGTTTGTAGGTGACGCGGTCGTTTTTAATAATGAAATACATATTGTATTAAACGGGAGTCTTTGTAAGTGGAACGGGACATCTTGGGAAAAGGTTTCAAATTCCCCATATAGTAATCCGAATATTGTTATTCTTAACAATGCAATTCATGAAGTTGGTTGTTACGGAAGCGGTACAAATTATGGTAATAATCATTACATGTACTGTAGTCCATATATTAAATGACTTAAATAACTAAAAATCAAAATGGTGTTACATTGCATACTGAAATAATCATAACTCCGGCGCAGATCTGGCAGTGGATTGTCATGATAGCAATGGGGATAGTAGCGATAGGGGGAGCATTAAAATATTTCATTAATCTTCTTAATGTTGTGAAAAAGCCCGATAAGAAACGTGACGAATCCATAGAAAAAATCGAAGCAATCATCGAATCTCATTCCGACAAACTTGAAAGTGATAATAAAAGACTGGATCAGCTTGAGAAGGCTACAAACCTCCTGCTGAAAAGTCAGATGGCGTTGCTGGATCATGCGCTGGATGGCAATAACACTGAAAGAATGACAGACGCTAAGGATGAGATTCAACAGTATTTAATTGACAGAAAGTAGGTAATTAATGAGCGATATTGTAACAGAACTGAACAAAGTTGCGGCAAAAGTAGGAGGCAGCACAAATGCCAACACTATTAAAGACGCAATCTCAAACATCAGCGTAGGACTTGGTGGCGACGGATCGGCGACCGACATTTCCGATGCTCTTTCGGATGTTGTACAAGTAGCGTCGGCAGGAGGGTCGGGGAACGGTTCTGACAAGGTTCCGAAAGGATTTATGCCAGCTCCTGCTTACGATCATCTTTATTCCCAGACCTTGGGTCACTTTCCGTTAGTTGATGGTGATGATTATATAGAATTTGTGAATGGGCAGGTAAAATCGTCAGGCAAGATTACCGCTGTTTATCCAATGATGGAGGCAGGAGATGTAATAACAACGTACCTTGGAGAGTACCCACCGAAAAACGATACGTTATACAATTCTATCACATATCCGGAACTGGCATATCCTGACCAATTAACCGCTAGAAACTTAGACGACTTATCAGACAAGAGAGTTTCAGTGTGGATCAGCGGTAGATTTATTCAGGCTTTTAAATTCATATACAAAACAGATACCGCTGACGCTACTAAAGGTACACTAACAGAAAACGAAATTGAAATAAGAAACAACGCATACATTCGTAACCCAGAAGATTTTGTTGGGTGTCGTGCTGAAATCATTTCTATTTACGGAGAAGATATAGAAGACAATGTAAAACGTATGGATCATATAGACCTCGGAACTTTCTCATACGAATCTTCAGATGGAACCGAAACGTATCATTTTGGAAACGGGATCACGGCCTCTCAAAAGGTTACAACAAGCTCCTCAGGACTTATACTTGGAAGTGGTAGAGGTACTGTAACCATAAATCAAGAGATTCATAATATTCTCTATTCTAAAGAATTGATGCATGGCTATGAAAACGTCTGGATGGTGTTCATTAAGACGCGCTAATCACTAACCGAGAAAGGAGATCCAATGACAACTGCAAGCAAGGTACTTAAGATTGAAAAATCATATGTCAGACAGACTCCGTACGGACCGTATAACATCTTCAATTCGAAGAACGGTCTGGCATGGTGCGGATATTTCCAGAAATACTGTCTGTCAAAGGCTGGAGCAGATCTGAAGAAGTGGATCGACTCCTGTCCTAACCCAGCTTACGTTCCTACAATCTGGAACTGGGGAAAATCACAGGATAGAACAAGCTATCACGGAAAACCTGGAGATCTTGTTATATTTGACTGGAATGGAAACAAGGCGCCAGACCATGTAGGAATGCTGATCGGCACAATCAAAGATCGGTATGGGCACACAGTTTATAAGACAGTAGAAGGAAACACGTCAAATATCTCACAGGGCAACGGAGGGTGTGTTCAGATACGTTACAGAGAGCCTAGATTTGTTATGGGCTTTGTCAGACCGCCGTATAGGAGTACGTCTGCAAAGAAAAAGAAGTCAACTTCTACTGTGAAGAAAGCTTACACTGGTCTTCTTCCTTCTAAAATTATTAAGACCGGAAGCAGAGGAGACGATGTAAAGAGATGGCAGAAGTTCCTTGTATGGTACGGATATGATCTGAAAGTTGACGGCATCTTCGGAGCCATGACCAGAAGAGCCACGCTCGATTTTCAGAAAGACCATTCTATTGCAGCAGATGGCATCGTAGGAAATTACACCATTAAGAAAGCAAAGGCGGTGAAGAGATGAAGAAAAGAGTAGAAAAAGGAACGATCATTAGAACATGTGTTCTTTTACTTGCTTTATTAAATCAGATTTTAGCAGCATGTGGAAAGAGCCCTCTGCCAATTGACAGTGAGGAGCTCACAAATATTATCTCAACTGGTTTTACTGCAGTTACAGCGATCATTGCCTGGTGGAAGAATAACGACTTCACAAATGAAGCAATGAACGGAACCATGTATATGAGAAGACTTAAAAACGAAAAGAAAGCGAATTTGTAAGGAGCCATTATGAGCAGATTCTGGAATGACTGCATCAGGCATTCTGACAATGATATTGTCTACGGAATTCCTGAACAGAAAAAGTTTCCCCTTGACACCAGAGCTCATGTAATTTCTGCTATTCGATTCTTTAATTATGCCGGGCCGGCTTATGAAAAAGAGCTGGCTTCGGCTATCAAACGAAAGATCAAAGAATACGGAATTACAGATCTTAGGCCATCAAAAGTAAACAGATTCTACAAATACTATACACCTAAGAAATCAAAATGACTTTGCGAGCACTTCAGGGGTCTTTAATCAAACCTTTGCGTCCTCCTTTAAAATGAGATTTACATACCAATATTCACACCACTTTTCTGAAAAATACTGCAAAGACCACAGAGCTGTAAAGGTCCCTGATTGCTATATATTAAAGGAGGTAACTATATGAAAAAAGGATGGAAAGTGCTGCGTTTTATATTGTTGCGCTTATTCGAGTGCGTTATAATTGTCTTTGTGACCGGCCGATTAATCAGTTTACACTTTCACAGCAATATTAGTTCCGCGACATGTCTTTATGCGTCCTGTATTGCCACGGCGCTGTCCCTTATTCTAACATATTTTGTTCGTATGTGCACATGCGTAAATACTGAGGGAATTTTGCAGATTGACAAGACAGGCACTAAAGATATTTACAGACTGGTTATCACTGTACCGTTTGACAAGCTCGATAGCGAAAAGTACATAACTCTTAAAGTAAGAAAATGCAGCACTTTAAATCAGGATTCTGAGGAGCAAAACGCAACATCGTAATACATAAACTCACACTAATCCTCTTCAGAATTCTAAATACATTATACCCCTCGCGAGTTTTGCAAGGGGTATATTTTTTTGCTCGAGCAGGTACTAAAGGTACTGGATTGGTACTGTAAAGAGTAAAAGCATAACCACTATAGATAATTTAACTAAGCTGAAATGGCTTAAATATACGCTGTAAAACGTAATATCAGATACTTGTATTCTACCACAGAATACTATCACAATCTGTTTATTGTTGAAAATTACAGTGCCATACTAAGCAATAACGGCTAAAGGTACTATTTTGGTACTATTAGTTTTTCAAGCTTGTCCGCGACCTCTTTTTTGTCACTTTCGTACACATGTGAGTACACGGTCAAGACTGTTTTTACATCGTCACCAATTCGATCAGCAATAGTCTTAGGATGGAACCCAAGATGTATTAGCAAAGCAACATGAGAGTGTCTCAAATCATGGACTCGTATATCTGTAACGCCTGCTCTTTTACATGCTGCATGAAGAGCAAGACCGTATGACGGCTTTGAAACTGGAAACAACACGTCAGTTGAGAGAGTGTCCATATATTTTTGTAACTCTTCATGTAAGCTCTTGTTTATCGTTACATCTCTGTTTCGTCCATTTTTTATTGTGTCCTGAATGATGACTCCAGTCTGAGGGGTATATACAAGGTTCTTGTCTACCGATATGTGATCCTCATAAATGTCGTTTTTGGTAAGAGCCATAGCTTCGGATATTCGAATCCCAGTCCAAAACAGCAGCTTTGTAAGCATGAGATACCTCGGATTCAGCTTTCCATATTTTACAAGGTTGTCGAATTCCTCAATCGTAAGGAAATTCTGAACCGGGGCTCTTGTGCACTTAACAGATTCAGCTAAAGTAACAGGATTTTTAGTAAGCCCATACATACGAACAGCGAAGTTCAATGATGCTGACAAAACGATTCCATTTTTTCGTACTGTTACTGGCTTCAGTCCCTTTTTGCTAAGAGCTGAATACCACTTTTGTATGTCCATAGGCGTTATCTCGTTAATGTTTTTGGTTCTGAAATACGGGGTTATGTTTGAATTAAACGTCAGCATAATGTAGTTGTACGTTGTTGGTTTCCATATTTCTTTCTTAATCTTGAGATACTCGTCGACGAACACGGCAAAGTTTATTGACGGATCTTTTGCATGATGCTCTATGAAATCTCGTTCGTACGCTTCGGCATCCTTCTTTCTTGTAAAGCCAGATTTCTTTTTCTGCTTTTTCTCACCAGTCCAATCAGTATAGTAAAACTTGCAAAACCATTTTCCATTCTTTGATCTATAGCTAGGCATTTTATTACCTCCCTATCTCTATTATCTGCTTTATATCGTTCAAAACTATCGATAAAATTTAAGCAATATGATATATTATGACTGCTCGAGCAGAAATGGAGTAAATAAGAATGGAAAAATTGTATTACACGGTAGACGATGTAACCGTACTGCTTGGGATCGCAAAACCTACCGCTTATAAAATTGTACAGCAGTTAAACAAAGAACTCAAGGAGAAAGGGTACATTGTTGTAGCAGGAAGAATCAGCAGGAAGTATTTCGAAGAGAGGTGTTACTAATGTATGAGCTGCCGAGACACCGGTTTCTTGAGATGAAACACTTCTGTCTGCAATACTGGGACTGGAAGAAGACGTATTATATTCTTGACGGAGAGCAGCCTGGAAAACCACATAATGACATAACGGCGTATACAGCAGTCAATAAAGTTGATCTGCAGAACGCCATTGAGCTGATCGAGAAGACAGCTTGGGATACAGATCAGAAACTTGGGAGTTATATTCTCAAGGCAGTTACTGAGAACCTCACAACTTCTGAAGTTAATCCACCGGTAGACTCATCCATATTTTTACAATACAAACGTAAGTTCTACTATCTCCTCAGCCAGAAGCGAGGAATTTAATATCCAAAAATTTCCCGGCCGGATTTTTGGAGAAAACAAATCTAATTTCTGAAGATTCGCGAAATAATCACATCCTGTAATGACAGGATAAACAGAATACTGAAAGGAGTTAGAAATGTTAAAGGCAGTTAAGAAATTAGCAGTATTTACATTAGGAGTGTTACTTACAGCATCAATTATATTTATGTTTGTCATTTTAGGCATGAGAGCTAACGCACAATGGTATGCAGAGGACAAGGCTAAAATGCTTGAAGTTAAAAGCGGTTACACCGTAGATTACGACGTGATCGAAACAAGCTTTGGGCATTACAAAGTTGTTCGAAGTGGATATTCAGGCTAGGCTCTCTAGCCTATTTTTTTTTCGCACCATAATAACAGCCTGTAATGAATAGTTAGAGTTTCCATATAATAGAAGGAGGAACTTATGTCAAACGTTAATGAGAAATTGGACGAAAGTATTATCAGAAGCTTTGAAACTTTAAAGGAGAGTCCACTTAATTCTGAAGAACATGAGACGGCTTTGAAGGAACTTGACACTTTATATAAGCTTAAGAACGAAGCGGACAAGACGGCTTTGAAAGAAGCGACAGACTGGGAAAACCTTAACAACGACAGGGATCGTTCAGAAGGAGAACTCGAGATGAAGCAGAAACAGCTCGAAATGGACGAAAAGAAACTTAAGCATGAAAAGAGGTCATTCTGGATTAAGCTGGCATTCATGGGAGCAGTATTGGTGGGAACCATGAAGTTCGAAGAAAACGGATACATTCTCCCAAAATCAATGACAAAAGTTATTGACAAAGTACCTAGGATTTAAATGGATATGACAACGAAGGGGCTGGTCGTAAAGATCAGCTCTTTTATTTTTTTTTCTAGTTCGCGCAGAAATTACATCCTGTAATGACAAGTGCAACTTGATTTACAGGAGGTTTAGAACAATGATGTACAATTATAAAGACTTTGAATCATTTGAGGTATTTATGGAAGCTGAGATGGAGCACATCTTACTTCTTGAGAAGTACGGCAAAAAGGACGAAGCATTGTCCGAAGAAACCGATCTTCTGCATGAGGTGAGAAAACACATCGATAGGCAGATAAAGAATCAAAAGAAGGAAAAAGTAATTGGTAAAAGACTTGATCGTGTTATGGATTTTGTAACAAAGACACTTAGAGAAAGATAGTGGGCTATCCTCTATCTTTTTTTTTCGCACAAAAATAACACACTGTAATGACATGTATTACTTTGCACAATAGGAGGTTAATTATGAAAGGCTTAGTAGGATTTGCATTAGGAGTAGCTTCAGCAATCGGAGTATCAGTCATGGCGATGATGACGATAGCATGTGATGAGGCGATTAAGGAAAACAAAGAACTTAAAGCACAGTTAGAATCTATTAACAGTGAGGAGTAGTTGTCAATTAGAAGCGGACAATAACGTTCGCTTCTTTTTTATTTCGCTTATATTTTGGAGGTATTCCGATGGAAAGAAAAGAAATGGCTATTAAAATTAAGACATGGGGAGATCTGTATGCACCAAAGAAGTTTGAGCAGGGTGACTGGATTGATTTGATGTGTAGAGGCGATCACAAGATTAAGGCTGGTGAACTCACCTTCATTCATTTTGGAGTTGCGATGGAACTTCCTGAGGGATGGGAAGCTATCATTGCTCCTAGATCCAGCATGGCAAAGAATTTCAAGATTATCCAGGCCAACAGTATTGGGGTAATCGACAATTCTTTCAATGGCGACAACGATGAATGGGGTTTTTTCGTAGTTGCCATCGAAGATACGGAGATTAAAGACGGAGACAGAATAGCACAGTTCAGAGTTATTAAAAATCAGCCAGAAATCAGATTCGATTTCGTTGATTCACTTGGAAACAGCGATCGTGGAGGTTGGGGTTCAACTGGAACAAGATAAGATTTATTGACGATATTAAATCTTAAAATAACATAGTTAAATGTCAATTAGAAGCGGACAATCACGTTCGCTTCTTTTTATTTTTAGGAGGTAACAAAGATGAAGGAAAAAGATTTGGAACAGATTATTGAAGAACTAGTTGTTGAAGCATCAGAACTTGAAAATATGACAGAGCTACTATCCATAGTTTTTTAAAAAAAACTAAGAAAGAGCACGTAGATTATTTAAGTGATAAAGAGCAAGAAGCGATCAAACCCGACAACAATTTAAAGCTTGTTAGCGCTACTATTTTACTTAAACGGAGATTTATGATTCAGTTTGCAACGGGCGAAGATACTTGCGATTATATTGATGATATAGCGGAAGCCGTAGCGTACTGCAGACGTGCTAAACGCATGCAGAATGACAGTGCAAGAATTGAGCTGTTAACTCCAGAAATAATTGACGGGCATGTTTGTATCTCAATTATTATGCCGGATGATGTGGTATACAATATCGGATACAGGCTTACAAGAATGTCAAGATATCTTACACAAAAAGCTCCTAGCAAATACACGAAATATAAGGTCGGAAACAGGCTGTTCTTATACAAAGAGGTTGAACACGAGGTAGACGGATATTTAATGAGATATAAAGTTAACTAACATTCGCGCCAAAATAACCGCCTGTTATAGGAAGAAGAACTTATGACAAGGAGGTTTATTATGAGTTATATTAAGAATGAAGCGGTTAATTCAAACAAGAAAAAAAAGCAGCATTCGCTATGTACAATTTATTAAATTAGCAGTTAAGAGTAAGTTCTAACTTCCTATCGAGAAGAAGGTGATCCACCAGGGATTGTCTTCTTCTCATTTTTTTATTTAGTAAAGGAGGCGCATGTGACAAATTGGAAAGTTGATATTTGTGTTGTTGTGCTGGCTTTTGTTTGTACGCTCGGAATGATTATGCCTACATGTACCGTTTCGGCGTATGCTCCAACACACAGAAAAAACGAAACGAATACAAGTCTGCAGAGGACCAGCACAGAGATGCGCTGCAGGATCAATCAGAGAAAAGCTAAACGTCATCCGAAACTTGTTGATATGCCGGTCTATTCAGTAACGTCAAGAAAGCCATGGATGGACTACAGGGCTATTACAGATCCATATTCTTCGCAATGGAGGATTACAAGAAACTCGACAGTAGGATATGACGGACTGCTGAGATACAAAGGTTATATTTGTGTGGCAATGGGTCAGAGATACGGAAGGTCAGGAGACCGGTTCATCATCACAATTGGAGGAAAAGACGTTAAATGCATTATCGCTGACAGCAAGAGATATCAGGACACTGCTGGAGGAGCCGGATGGACTGATAAGTACGGAAACGTACTTGAAGTCATTGTCCATTCCGGAGTTATATCCTCGCAATGCAGAGCGCATGGGAGTATGGATTATACAGATGCTCTTCATGGACGAGTTACAAGAATACGGAAACTCGCGTAAAAAGAACAGCCTGTTATGAGAAGAGTTGATAGTGGAAAAGCGGGGCTATGCTCGCAAGGAAGTTTATATTTTACATATAAAGGACTGAACCACTCTAATAGTTCAATTGTAGAACACTCGATCAGGCAGCAATGCTTAATTGAGAGACGTCTGTTAGAAGCGGACTATACTCTTTTCTTTTTTTTATATTTTTAAGTTCGAAAGGAGACAACTATGAAACTGGAACTTGACAACTTCAACTACAACGGAACGATGCTTGACAGATGCACTCTGATTCTGGATGATCCGAAAAATCCGGAAGAACTTATCGCCATTTTAAAGAAAGCATTCGACATGGACACCAACGAACAGTAGAACATTTATATTTCGAAAGGAGCAAATAAAATGACTAAGAGACAGAAAATCGACATGAGCAGAGAGATTAGACAGTGGCTTGGACTTATTATCCCGGCAGCAATGTTTGTATACAAAGTCTATACAGACCGGAAAGGAAACGGGCATGTGGAGTAAGGAAGAAACTCCCTGGTGCCCACGTTACTGTCTGCACGCGGAATGCAGAAAAATAGAATGCGAGTACAACCAGGCCAGGATGAGTATTCATGACCAGCCAACGGTTGTACTCCTTGATGCTTTTCGTGAATGTGCCAGGTACAGGCATTGGGTAAAAGCAAACGAATGGAGAAGGAAAAGAGGAAGATAATGTATGAATGCATGAGCAACTCAAAATGCGTTTGGAAATATGAGCTCTCAAAAAGCAAATACTGTGACAATATTGGACTTTGTATCTGGCAGAACAGGCATCGTGAGCTAGTATGGAATTACGAATATAGCTGTTGCATGCCTGTCACAGATGAAGTTGATAAGAAGAACAGGAGGAAACGAAATGTCTAAAGGATATATGTACATCGCTCAGGTTATCGACACAGGAGAAGGAAAGTACTATCCAGCGGTAAGAGATGTTCCTGAGGGCAAGGACATGGTTACAATGACAAGGTATTTCAAAGACAGAAACATCGAGAGCTACAGACTGTTCTCAACGAGATCAGGAGCAGAAGAATGTGTTAGAAATCTTAGAAGATATTACGCTTCGAAGAACCTTCTGGCATTTTCTAAGTAAATTTTGAATTGTCATGACGATAGCGTATATAGTATAATGAAACCATAATACAAGGTTTCATGAAAGGAGCAAACTATGAAAATCATGAAGAAAATTTGCTGTGTCGCCATGATTGTAGCAGTCGCAGTCGGGTTTACAGCATGCGGATCAGGAGGCGGTAACTCGTCAAGCACATCGGAGAAGACTGAGAAAAAGCCGAAAACTGCGAAAACTCAGAAACTGGAAATTCAGGATTCCGGATATCAGGTCAAGTCTTCTGATGGTGAGGATATGGTTTATTACGCTGTTAAGGTTTATAATCCAAACCAGAATAAAAGCGTAGGGCTTCCTACAATTACCATCACTGGTTACGACGCGGATGGAAAAGTAACCGGAACAGACGATCAGACACTTAACACAATCTATCCGAAGCAGACGGCATATTTCGGATTTGTAAGCTCTGTAGCATCGGGGACGAAGAAAGTAAAGTTTTCCATATCTGCAAACTCCGACGAATACAAGACGACGGATTCGAAAACTGCAAAAGAGAAATCCAACCAGTTTAAGATTTCAGGAGTGCATTCGAATAACAGCACTTTCCCGACAGTTACAGGAACGGTTAAAAACACAGGAAAAGACTGTGACCAGGTTATGATCTCTACTGTATTCCTCAACAAAGGAAAGATAGTTTACGGAGACAGTACGTTCGTTGACAATCTTGCCAAAGGTCAGGAAAAAGCGTTTGAAGTGTCCGTATCTTCTGGAACAATTCCAGACCATAACAAGATCATAACCTTTGCACAGGACTGGTCTTTTTAGAAACTGAATAGTCCATATTTGTTAGTCTTAGAGACTGCTGAGAAATTGGCGGTCTCTTTTTTTATTGAAAGGAGATAGTTATGGCTGGCTTAGGGATATTACGCATTAGAGTTACTGGCGATTTAGACAACAGAAACAAGTTTCTTGATGCTTTGCAGCATAGAGGTGGATATTCAATTGGAAGTGGAGCAGTTGTCTATGCACCGATAAAGGAGAATACAAAATTTACAGAGGCTAGTGCATAAGTTGGTGATTCTGCAAGGCAGGCGTTTTTATACGATGTAAATTTCGATTATGTTGACGAGTTCAATGACGATGATATTTCTGAGTGGGAAGCTACAGAGCCATTTAGAAAAAGATATAAGGTGCTGTCGCTATCAGAAGCATCTAAATTGTTTGATGTGGATGTTGAGATCTTCGGGCGCAGTGAATTGTACAGAACGGTAGAGCACATTGTAGTTTTGGATGGAAAGATAAAGTTCGTTAGTGTTGATAGCATGGATTACACGTTCGGACTTTATAGTTTTAATAATTATAGGAGGAAATAATTATGAGTTATATCAGCCGTATTAAGATTAGAATAGTTGGAAAAATGTGGGATCGAAGGGATTTCACAAATGCTATGACCGGTATTGGAGAATACATTGTTGGGGATGGTATAGAAATTACGGACGTCTTATCTGACAATGACGACTATGAAGACATTGCAGGACTTGTTAGTGTGTCCGCTATTGGCAGCCTTATCACCGAACCAGATTATGGTTCTTACAAATACTGGTCGAAAATGTTCAGCAGCACTCGTAAGCAACTGAATCTCGTAGTCGCTTGTGCATTTTTTAATGTAGATGCAGAAATATATTGCACGAACGAATTCAACGGAGTCGAGGAACATATATTGGTAAAAGACGGAGATCTCAAAGTTTGTGAGTTCGGGGACTATGAATTCGTCTTGTTTAATCAGTTTGAAACCTACGGAAAATTCATAGAATGCTGCCCGCATCTCGCTGTAACGACTTCAGAAGAGCAATTCGAGCGCTTCGTTGATCCTCCTGTGGATGACGATGAAGACGGATACATGGAATACCATGAGTTTGACAACTTGGAATTCACGATTCCAGACGAGAAAGGTACGAGTGTAAAGACTTCTAAATCAGAGGACAAGGGTGAAAAATACACTCCTATCCGGTGCGGACTACACATTAATGATAGCAAAGAAGATCCTGTAAACCACCCAAACCACTATGAAACTGGTAAGTATGAGTGCATTGACGTAATGGAAGAAGCTCTTGGAAGGGTTATTGTTGAGGATTTCTGTATTGCGAACACTTTCAAATACATCTACAGGTTTATGAAAAAGAACGGAACCGAGGACGTTAAGAAAGCTAAGTGGTATCTGGATCGCTTTATCAAGATGACGGAAGAGGATAAGAAACATGAAATCTACTAAGCAGAAGAAGATCGAGCTTGCGATCATGCTGTCCATATTACTTATTGATTTGATCCTCTTCATGGATCTGAAGTTACACGCAGCTATTAACACGATCCTGAACAATCTCGAAATCATATTTGTAAGTATGTTTTAGGAGGTAATTATGGAGAATGCAGTAATATATGCATTCGGATTGATATTTCTTGTTATGATTTTCTGGATGGCTGTAAAGTTTGCAGTTATCGGAATAGTGACAACTATTGTGGCGGCTATATGGGTTTTTCTTATAGCCGTCTTTTTATATTTCTTTTGGAGGTTATTATAATGCTTTACATGTTAAAAACGCACCCTGGAGTGAAGATCGAGGCCAACTATCAGACTTATGGCGCATGGAAGAGAACACCAGCAGGACTCAACGAGCAGTTGTACGACCTGTACGACAAGAATGCTCACGGATACGGAGTCCATTTTCTCAGAACTGACTACAATACCTGGATGCCTGAAGAGGAATTCGAGGATTTGTACACTCTGGACAAGACCAGAGAAAACGCAGAGCCTGACTGCAAGATGTGGTAAGGATAAGTTCGCGCAGAAAGAACACTCTGTAATGGAAAGTATTGCTTACTCGAACCATAGAAAGAGAGGACTATTATGAGTAAGGTTGTTAACACAGTTAAAGCTAAAGCAACAGGAGTAAAGGAGAAAGTTATGAAGAACAAGAAATCTATTGGCAAGAAGGCTTTGATTATCGGAGCAGTAGGAGCAGCAGCGCTCGTAGCTGTGAAGAAATTCAGAGACAGAAATGACGAGGATGATATTGATTGGAGTGACAATTCCTATTGCGTACTCCGAAGATTTGACAACGAGGAAGACACAACAGAAACTGATAGCAGCACAACAGAGGAAAGTGTAGAGCAGTAGTTACAGTGAAAGAGCTGGTCGAAAGATCGGCTCTTTCTTTTTTATGGAGGACTAGATATGAAAATCATAGAGCCATCCTATGAGATCATCACTCCGATCTCCAAAGGTGGAATTGAGGAACTGAAAAACATTGAGCGCATAGGACGTACGTGCTACAAGTCGGAAGACAAGATTGCAGACGATGGATCTTCAGCAATGAAATTTGTACGTATGCTCATTCGAAACGGTCATGAGTCGGTTATTGAACATGGAAATCTCACGGTACGTTTTACTGTAGACAGGGGAATTACTCACGAGATTGTAAGGCATAGAATTGCGGCATATTCTCAGGAGTCAACCAGATACTGCAACTATAGTAAAGGGAAATTCGGATCTGAAATCACAGTGATTCGTCCATATTTCCTGGAAGAAAACTCGCTAGGATACAACGTCTGGGAGTATTCCTGTGAAACTGCTGAGAATGCTTATATTTCTATGCTTAATAACGGTTACAAACCTGAAGAGGCAAGAGGAGTGTTACCAACTTCTCTTGCTGCGGATCTTGTGATGACTGCAAACTATCGTGAGTGGAGGCACTTCCTTAAGCTGAGATGCTCAAAAGAGGCGCATCCTCAGATCAGACAGATAGCAGTACCTCTTCTTCAGGAACTGCAGGACTCAATTCCGGTGATGTTTGAGGGCATTGACTATGTTTAAACCAAAACCGCCATGCAACGGATGCATCAAACCAAAGAGAAGTTCGACATGTCATTCTGTTTGCGAGGCTTATATTTCTTACAGGAAGAAAGCCGACGAATACAGGGAATGGGAGTACCAGCAGAGACAGCTAGATTACATGATTAGGAATACTCAGACTAAGCATTCAAGAAGATACAAGCGCAATAAAAACTTCGCGCGATAATAACATGCTGTAATGAGAAGGAAGCGATCGAATTTATATTTGATGATTCTGAAAAGAATCGTGCTTTCTTCTCTTTTTTATTTTTTGCCATTAGAAGAAAGGAGCAAAGTAATGAAAGTAGATAACTTATTGAAATTTGCGGAATGTGCATTTTGTTCAGCAGCAGTGTTAGGAGTATTTGCTACGGATCTTACAGCTCGTAAGGAGACTAAGGAAGATTCAGATACTAGAAGCGGAAAGGTGTTGTACACGACATTGGGTTGCATTATTGGAGCAACAGCATGCTCAGATTTGAGAATCATGAATGCAAAGAAAGGAGCAAAGTAATGTCTAAATTTATTTCAAACGTAAAGGGGTTTGCTAAGAAGAACGCCCCTGCAGAGTTAACTATTCTGACGATTGCAGGGATTGGTCTGGTTGCGTTCTTTTCCGGCAAGGAGACGCTTAATGCCTCAGAGAAGCTTAAGAAAGCTGAGGAAGAGAGTGAGAAGAAGCAGAGAGAAGAGCAGGAGGCGGATGGTGTTGAGCCTGACAAAGTAGTGATTGAGGAGATGTCCAATAAGGAGAAACTCAAGATCGTGGCCCCGTGCTATAAGAAAACCGGGGCAGCAATTCTTGCAACAAGTCTTTGTGCAGGTGCTGCATGGAAGATCTCTGAGAACAGAGTAAAGAGCGCTGTTGAGATGTATCTTGGACTCCGGGCATCTACAAAGGCGTTTAAGGAGGCCGTAGAAGAGAATACAACCAAAAAACAGAAGGAGAAGATCGACGCTCAGGCTTCTGAGAAAATGATTAAGAATGTCAATATCTCTGCAACTCCGTTTGTCGAGACGGGGCATGGAAATCTTCCATTTTTATTCCTGTATACAAACACTCCGTTCCACTGCAACTATGAATGGCTTCAGAAAGTACAGGACGAACTGAATTCTGGGGACGGCCTTGGTGTAACCATCAATGATATTGCGTATGCTATCGGAATTCCGGAGTTTGACACTGTTGGGGATCTTCTGTGGTTTGAAAGAATGGCGCCGGATGACGACCCGGTAAAGTTTGATCTGGCTCAGACAACAAAACTTGAAGATGGAACCCCTGTAACTATCGTAACATTCTATGATATTCCGACGCCAGTTCCAGATGGATTTGGAAGATAGTCGTTTAGGAATGGAGGACTTTAGAAATGGCTACCAGAAAAGAAATTGACAGCACGATTAAGGCAGCAGAAGAAATTGCGGAGAAGGAGTCTAAGGTAAACTACACCAAGGCTTCTGAGAGACATCGTGCTGTCCGAAAGAAAGCAGCAGACAAAGAAGAAAGAAAGTCAAAAGTAAGACATACGGTTAAGGTCAATGCAAAGACCAGAAAGCCGTCCATATTTCAGAAAGTTAAGGAGTCGCTTCTCCCTGATGACGTGGACAGTGTTGAAGATTATATCGAGGATTACATTATTGTACCTTACATTATTAACGGACTCAATAATGCTATCAGCGGATTCCTTCCGTCATTCGGAAACAAGTCTCAGAAGAAAAGCAACGCCACGTATATTGCATATGACGCTGCATATAAGTCTGGAGTAAGCAAAACGTCCAGGAGAGAGACAAGGCCTGTAAACAGCTCAAAACAGGACTATAGAAATATTGAGTTTATGACTTTAGGAGACGCTAAAAGCGCAATAGAACAGCTTGAGCTTATTCTTGATGAATACTACCAGGTGAGCGTTCTGGATTTCTATGATATTTGCGGACTCGATGGAAGCCCGGAGGATGACAACTGGGGATGGTATGAACTCAACGGAGTCCGTATCAGACCTATTGGAAGTCATTACAGAATCAAACTGCCTGAACCAGTATCGCTTGATTAATAAGGAGGATAGAAGATGAAGTTATTAGAAAAAGTTGGTCAGGGTCTCTATGACCACAAAGGAGATATTCAGATTGTCGGTGGTCTTGTCGGCATCGCAGTCGGTACATTTCTTATGTGCAAGGCAACTTATCACTTTGATGAGAAATTTGCTGACGTAAACGATGCGAAAGAAGAAATGCAGAAGACAAGAGAGCAGCTCTCTGAAGAAGAATACACAAAAAGAGAATATATTGAGGACACTGTACATGTTGCGGCCGACTACGTCAAGACTGGTTTGAAAGTCTATGGGCCTGGCATCATGTCGATGATTTTCGGTGTTGGTCTTGTCTGCGCTGGAAGAAAGACATACAGTATCAGACTTGGAGGCGCCTTGACCGGATATCAGATGCTGAAGACACAGTTCGACGGATACAGGCAGAGAGTAGCTGAGAAGTATGGCGAGGAGGAAGAGGATAAGATCGCTCTTCCTAGAGAGAAGAAGGTTGTTACTGAGAAAATAAAGCAGCCAGATGGAAGTTTGAAGGAGCAGCCTAAGAAAGCGGTGGTTGTTGACAGCCGGGCATTCGATGAAAAGAACTCCTGGAACTGTGTTATAGGACCGGACAACATTAATTATGCGGTTGGAAATCCGGATCTGACAATCATGGTATTGAAAGGAAAGCAGGAGGAAATCCAGAGGCTTGTAAACCGCAGACGTGTAAGCCTTAATGAGATTTATTCAGCGCTTGGACTTGAAAAGGATGACGAGGTTGGCGCTGTCTATGGATACAGAAAGGGTGGAAAGGTAGACTTTGGTCTGAACGACAGGAACGGTGAAGTTCTTCGCAAGTTCAGAGACGAAAAGGATGTCTACGGTGAATTCCCTATTGTATTTCACAATATTGAACCGCTTATCAGCGTACCAAAGGAGAAATAACTACTAAATAAAGAATCTTTCGAAAGGATATTTAAATGAATATTAAACTTATCGCAGCATTCGGACTGGGGGTTGTCGCAGGAGCGATACCCTCTGTTTGTGTTTGCCGGAAGCATTTTGAGGACAAGTTAAATCGTGAGTTACTTGGTGATATGGGTGAGAAGAAAGCCCGTAAGAAGCCAATTTTGGGCGTTACAGAGGCTTCTGTGGAGGACAAAACACTGGATACAGAGGAAGAGACAGTTCATATTTCTGGAGATGAAAACGCAGACACTGATGAGGTGTCTGAAATGGACGAAGAAACACTTATGTCCGGGTCTATTGCAAATGAAGAGATCGCTGAAGAGCGCGAGGAACATGACGATTGTCCATATTTGGTAGCAGAGGACGAGTTCTACGAAGCTACAGAAAGCGGAGACGATCCGCACATTGTATATTTGTCATACTGGATTCCGAACGGCTTCTTCACAGACGAAGAAACAGAAAAAGTAGAAAATCCGGAGAGTATTCTTGGGGATGCGGTGGTTGAAGAGTGCCGAACAACTAACGACGAGGAGATATTTGTAAGGGTTCCTTCTCGTGATTTGTATTATGAGATTTACAGAGACCCTAGAGACTTCAATGCAACATATTCTCCTGAAGATGATAAGGACGAATCCGGGTTCTACGAGGGAGTAGGAGAGTGATATTTTAATGAGACTATTTGGGACTGAATTTGAACTGTCTCCAAGGGAACGATTACAGAGAAGAGACTATTTCAAATGGCTTTGTCAGATGATCGATGCCGGGGACGGTGAGGATCATGATATTTTCGTATATGGTGTTCTGACTGCTCTTTTTGAAAAGGACTTCTACTGGCTTATTCCTAATGATGAGAACAGAGCAATGGACGGAAAGGAGCTTAGAAACATCTACAGGCTTGATGAGCATAAGGATATTTCGACGTTTATTGATGAGCCTTGTTCGTGTCTTGAGATGCTGATTGCTCTGGCTCATAAGTGGGATTTTGATATTGATTACGATCCTGATGCTGGTGACCGGACAAGCGATAAATTCTGGGAGATGATCGGCAATCTTGGACTGGATGCATACGCTTTGAGTGACTGGGACAACGTTCTGATCGATGATATTATTGAGCGCTGGCTTGGAAGAAACTACAGAGCTGACGGTTTGGGAGGGTTGTTTCCTTTGAATGACCCTCCTTCTAATCAGAAAAAAGTCGAAATCTGGTACCAGCTGCAGCAGTATATCATCGAAAAAATGAATGAAGAAGAGGAGGCTGAGGCTGAAATTTGGTAGAAAAGCCCATAAAAACACATAAAAATTACCACATAAAACTGAAAATCGAAAATGTGATTCACATCTTTTTTTATGTGAAGATTTTCGGGGTTTCAGTTTTATGAAGAAAATGTGATGAAACCCGTTCACATAATCAACACAATTGACTTTGAAACACACTGAAAAGATGTGATGTCACATAAAAAGGCGAAAATTTTTATGTGATTTTGGGCTTTTTTCGGCCGATTTTAGAGCAAAATTTCACATATATTTGGTGGTGCGTCAGAGCAGAAAGATGTGAAAGATGTGATTTTTGATGGAAAATCGTCTCTTTTTCTTTGGTAATAACATAAATCACATATTTTTATATATTAATTAGTACTGTAAGTAATAAAAAAAAATATATATATTAATAGGGCGATTTTTTTTATGTGATTCGCAAAAGGAGGCCAAATAACGTGTAATGTTGGATTTTTATGATATACGATCACGAAAGACAGGAACCAAGTCAAATCCTGTCATCGAATTGTATCCGGAGCTGAGAGTAGACCACGTCAAAGATCTTATGGTGAGAGGCCATGCGTTCTATGCTGTGTGGGACCCGGACACAAATATGTGGTCAAGAAACGAATACCGCGTAAGAGATCTGATAGATCGTGATATTTACAAAGCGGCAAAGTCGTATGATAACGGAGAACCTGTAATTAGAAAAACAATGGGCGCCTTCTCAACAGGAAAGTGGACTGAGTTCCAGAAGTATCTCAAAGTCATGCCAGACAATTACGAGAAGCTTGACAGCCATGTGACGTTTGCAGATCAGCATCCGGAGAAGAAAGATTACGTGTCACACAAACTTCCATATTCTCTTGATGTCGGAGAACCAGAAGCATGGGACGAACTGATTCAAACTCTGTACGAGCCGGACGAACAGGACAAGATTGAGTGGTCGATTGGGTCCATATTTTCAGGAGACTCAAAGAAGCTTCAGAAGTTTCTTGTGTTTTATGGCAGCGGAGGATCTGGAAAGTCAACTATGCTCAATATTATTCAGCAGCTGTTTGAGGGTTACTGGATTTCGTTTAACGCAAAAGAGCTGGGGATGTCAAACAATACGTTTGCACTTGCACCGTTCTCAAATGATCCTCTTCTTGCAATACAGCATGACGGAGATCTTAGCAGAATCGAGGATAACACTCTGCTGAATTCCATTGTTTCTCACGAGACTATGCAGGTTAATGAGAAGTTCAAGGCTGCATATGACATCAGACCAACTACTTTTCTGATGATGGCAACCAACAAACCTGTAAAGATCACAGACGCAAAGTCCGGACTGATTAGAAGGCTTATTGATGTACATCCAAGCGGCGCAAGAATTCCGGCAAACAAGTACAACAATCTTGTAGACAAAATCCCATTCGAACTCGGCAAGATTGCAAACAAGTGTCTTCAGAAGTATCAGGACATGGGCTATCACTATTACGATACTTACGTTGCCCAGGACATGCTTGAAAAGACAGATGTGTTCTACAACTTCATGGAAGACAACTATTTATATTTCTCAACAGCAGAGTATGTAACTCTTAAATCGGCATGGGAACTGTATAAAAATTATGTCGACGAGTCCAGAGAAAGATACGCAATGCCGAAGTTCAGGTTCAAGGACGAACTTAAGAACTATTACAAGAAGTTTGTGCACGACACCATGCATGACGGCAGCAGGTTGATTAATGTGTACAGCGGATTCAGAGCAGACAAGTTCTTTTCAAGAATAACTGATGTTGGATCATCCGATGAAACTGATGATGTTGGAGTTGGCGGCAGCGAGATTGACAAGTCTTTGGAGGACTCCACTGGTAAGAAAGGAGACGATGGCAAGAGTCCGGGATGGATTATCCTCAAGGAGCAGGAGTCCATATTTGACAGAGAGCTTGCAGATCAGCCGGCACAGTATGCTAACGATGCAGGAACTCCTCTTAAAGTATGGGCAGATGTAAAGACCAAGCTTAAAGATCTCGATTCAGGCAAGCTTCATTACATCAACATGCCTGAGAATTATATTTGCATAGACTTTGATCTGAAAGGACCGGATGGAAAGAAATCACTTGCACTGAATGTTGAAGCGGCAAACAAATGGCCAAAGACGTATGCTGAGACAAGCAAAAGCGGACAGGGCCTGCACCTTATTTATATTTATAACGGTGACATTGCTGCCCTGAGCAGAATCTATGACAAAGACATCGAGGTGAAGGTCTTTAACGGTAACGCTTCTTTGAGGAGAAAGCTGACAGTCTGCAATGACATTGATATTTCTGTCATAAGCAGCGGACTTCCGATGAAGGAGGTGAAGAAAACGATTAACTTTGAAGGATTCAGAAGTGAACAGGAACTTCGAAAGAAAATTGAAAAGAATCTGAACAAGGAGGTGCATGAATTCACAAAGCCTAGTATCGATTTCATAGATAAACTTCTTGATGAGGCGTACAACCAGGAGGGATTTGATTACGACGTACGTGACCTCAGAAACAAAGTGTTTATGTTTGCCGCAATGTCTACACATAACGCTGACTATTGTACAAAGAAAGTATCGAAAATGAAGTTCTGTTCGAAGAGTTTCGAGCAGCAGAAGGCTGAAGAACCTCCCGAATCAGAACCAGAGAATTACAAATCGAATGATCTGGTGTTCTTTGACGTCGAGGTGTTTCCGAATCTGTTCGTTGTTGTGTACAAAACATCCACCAGCGAATGCATCAAGATGATAAATCCTGCTCCTGGAGAGATCGAGGAGCTGCTGAGATTTAAACTGATTGGATTTAACAACAGAAAGTACGATAATCATATTCTTTACGGTCGACTTATCGGGTATTCGAACATCGAACTTTATAATCTGTCTCAGAAGATTGTCAGCGGCGATAGAAATGCGATGTTTGGCCAGGCTTATAATCTGTCGTATGCTGATGTGTATGACTTCAGTTCGAAGAAACAGTCTTTGAAAAAGTTTGAGATAGAGCTTGGCATTCATCACCAGGAGCTTGGTCTTCCATGGGATGAACCTGTTCCTGAGAATAAGTGGGAATTGGTAGCTGAATACTGCTGCAACGATGTAATTGCTACACAGAAAACGTTCGAGGCAAGACATGGTGACTTCGTGGCACGAGAGATGCTTTCTGCAATTACAGGAATGTCGGTCAACACACCGTCCAATACTTTGTCTGCCAGATTAATCTTTGAAGGAGATAAGAACCCTCAGCCTCAGTTCAATTATGTCGACCTTTCAAAGTATTTTGAGGGGTACAAGTATGAAGGAGGAGTAAGCACATATAGAGGCGAAACGGTTGGTGAAGGAGGATATGTATACGCCGAGCCTGGAATGTATGGCCGCGCTTTGACACTCGATGTCGCAAGTATGCATCCGTCATCAATTATTGCGATGAATTTATTCGGAGACAAATACACTAAGAGATTCAAGGAACTTCTCGACGCAAGACTGTATATTAAACATGGTGAATATGAGAAGGCTAAACAGCTGTTTGGTGGAAAGCTCAGTCCATATTTAACAAATAAGGACGATGCAAAAGCTTTATCCAAGGCATTGAAGATTGTAATCAATTCGGTTTATGGTCTTACAGCTGCCAAATTCAATAATCCGTTCAGAGACTCCAGAAACGTAGACAATATTGTTGCCAAACGCGGTGCACTGTTTATGATCGATTTGAAGCATCTCGTCCAGGAGAAAGGATACACTGTAATTCACGTTAAGACAGATTCTATCAAGATTAAAGATCCTGATGATGATATTCTCAACTTTGCTATAGAGTATGGCAGAAAATGGGGTTATAACTTCGAGGTCGAGCATACGTGGAGCAAGATATGCCTTGTTAACGATGCTGTGTTCATCGGAAAGCACGATAGTGATGACCCGGATTCACCGAATGAATGGGAAGCAACAGGAACTCAGTTCCAGGTTCCGTATGTTTACAAAACTTTGTTCTCACACGAACCGATTACTTTGGATGATATGTGCGAAACCAAGTCTGTCCAGACCGCTTTATATCTGGATCTCAATGAGGGCCTTGAAGAAGGAGAGCACAATTATCAGTTTGTAGGACGTACCGGACAGTTCTGCCCTGTAATTGATGGGGCTGGAGGAGGTGTGCTCGTTCGAAAGAAAACAGAAGAGCAGTATAACAAGCAGCTTGAGAAATGGGAAAATGAAGGTCGGCTTAAAAATAAGCCTATGCCTGGAAAGTTCACTTCTGTCGGAGGAACTAAAGGATATCGCTGGATGGAGTCTGAAGTTGTAAGAAACCTCGATCTTAAGGATAAAGTCGACGACAGCTATTACAAAACTATGGTTGATTCAGCCGTAGAAACTATAAGTAAGTACGGTGATTTCGAATGGTTTGCCGCATAATTTAATGATTGCTAATCAATTGCGCTCGCAGTATTTCTGTTGAGCGCTCTTTTTATATTTGAAAGGAGCTTATTATGTCAGTTACAAAGAATGTTGCAATTTCCAACGCTAAGGTTATGTTCAGGAACTTTGCTGGAAAAGAAGGAAGATACAACCAGAAAGGAAAGAGAAATTTTTGCGTGTTCCTCGATTCTGATGATGCTGAGAAACTGAAGAACGATGGCTGGAACGTGAAATATCTCAAACCTAGAGACGATGACAGTGAACCACAGGCCTATCTTCAGGTTTCTGTCAATTTTGGAGCATTTCCTCCGATGATTTATGTCATCTCCAGCGCAGGAAGAGTAAGAATGGACGAAGAATCCGTTGACAGTCTGGACTGGCTCGAGTTCGACAATGTTGATCTTATCATCCGTCCATATAATTGGGAGGTTAACGGAAATAGAGGTGTAAAAGCCTATCTTAAGAAAATGTATTGCACTCTTGCCGAAGATGAATTCTCCGAAAAGTACAGTAAGATTCCTCTTATGGGCATGAAGGCCAGACCTGGTTCAGGTGTTAATGATGATTTTGATAAGGCCGCTAACTCTGCAGACTTCGACGACGAAAGCCTCCCGTTCTAATGGGTGTAGTTCTTGCAGAACACCAGCTTGAAGCAGTTAAGAAATTAAAATCCGGCTCCATTCTTTGTGGTGGGGTCGGAACTGGTAAAACGCGTACTGCGTTAGCCTATTATTACTTCAAGGCTTGTGGTGGAAAACAGCCGATTAACGGATCTGGGGCATGGAAAGTAATGACAAATCCAATGAAACTATTTGTTATTACAACCGCCAAGAAAAGAGATTCTAACGATTGGACAAACGAAGCTCGAGACTTTGGAATATTCGAATCTGGTTTCATGGACGAGATGGATGAAGTCTTTGAGTACTCATCAGATGATGAGAAAATGAGTGATATTTATGCCAAGTCGCATGAAACTCCAATTGTTGTAGATTCATGGAACAATATAAAGAAATACACAGACGTCGAAGGTGCATTCTTTATATTTGATGAGCAGCGACTTGTCGGGTCCGGAGCCTGGGTTAAAGCATTTCTCTCTATTTCTAAAAAGAATCAATGGATATTGCTGTCTGCTACTCCTGGAGACACATGGATGGATTATATTCCTGTGTTCGTGGCTAACGGTTTTTATAAGAATCGCACTGAATTTATTAGAAAGCACGTCGTGTATAACAGATTTGCGAAATTCCCTAAGGTTGATAAATATATCAACGTTCGAGAACTATTAGTAAACCGTTCAAGGATATTGGTTAACATGTACTATCCAAGAGATACAGTCAGGCATATTATCGATATTCCTGTAAAGTATGACAAGAAAAAGTATAAAACAGTTTTTAAAGACCGATGGAATATCTTTGAAGACGAACCAATTAAAAATATCAGTGAGCTTTGTTATACAGCTCGAAAAGTAATTAACTCAGATGTAAATCGGTCTGAGTCGCTTCGAAATCTGCTGCTGAAAAATAAGCGAGCAATTGTATTTTACAATTACGATTACGAACTTGAAATTATCCGAGATGTCTGCGAGTCAGTCGGAAAAACATATTCTGAGTGGAACGGCCACAATCACGAAGAAATTCCGGACTCTGAAGAATGGGTTTATATTGTGCAGTACACTGCCGGATCAGAAGGGTGGAACTGCATAAAAACAAACACTGTAATATTCTTCTCGCTTAATTACAGCTACAAAATTATGGAGCAGTCATCCGGACGCATAGACAGAATGAACACAAAATATAAAGATCTGTATTATTACAGGCTTATTTCAAAAGCGCCGCTTGATGTTGGTGTCTTAGCAGCTTTGATGAAGAAAAAGAAATTCAACGAATCTAGATTTGTGAAAGGAGAAATTGGTGAATAAACATCGACGCCCTGGAAAGCCGGTAGTCCATCCAAAGGTACTTCTTATTGAAACCGGGGAGGTTTTTGAAACTTATACAGAAGCAGGAAAGGCCGTTGGAGGGTGCAGAACCGGAGTTCGAAGATGCGTCGAGGGAACTCAAAGTCATCATAAAGGACGACATTTTCGATTTGTGCGCAAATAATTACGGACGCATCAAAATAACACTCTGTAATGAGAAGGGAGAGGGTTTCCCTTTTTATTATTTTATGTTCAGGAGTGATTTTGATGCTTGAAAGTAAATTTCAGGCCGACCTGATTAAAGAAATAAAAGGTCTTTTACCTGGATGTCTCGTTATGAAACAGGACGCAAATTATATACAGGGAATTCCAGACCTTCTTATTTTGTATAAAGACAGGTGGGCCATGTTGGAATGCAAAAAAAGTAAATCTGCTTCGTTAAGACCGAATCAGAAATATTACATCGACCGCACAAACGAGATGTCATTTTCACGAATAATCTATCCTGAGAATAAGGAGGAGGTTTTGAATGAATTGGCACGATCATTGGAATCTGAAAGGTAAACACGCCGTCCTATCAGCTTCAAAACATCATTGGATACATTATGACAATGAGCGAATGCTTGAAGTTTACAGGAACTGGAATGCAGCACAGGAAGGTACCGAAATCCACGACATAGCATCAAAACTTATTGACAAGAAAATAAAACTGCCAAGGAACAGAAAAACACTTAATCTCTACGTTAACGACTGTATCGGATACAAGATGGTTTCCGAACAGCCGTTATTTTATTCTGATTATTGCTTTGGTACGGCAGACGCTATTTCTTTTAGGAAAAATTATCTTAGAATCCATGATTTAAAAACTGGAATAACCCCAGCATCAATAGAGCAGCTTGAAATATATGCTGCTCTATTTTGTTTAGAGTACCAGAAAGAGCCTAAAGATATCGAAATCGAGCTAAGAATCTATCAGAACGATCAGGTCATCGTTCATAAGCCAGAAGCTTCCGAAATTGAGGCTATCATGGACAAAATTATTGAATTTGATACTCTTCTGGATAGCTTAGACGGAGGCGAAGAATAATGGGTTTAGACTATTTAGATTTGGACTACTTAAAACATTATGGAACTCCAAGACATTCCGGGAGATATCCTTGGGGATCGGGGAAGAATCCTCAGAGAAATAAGAATTTTCGAGGCCTTGTTGATGACTATAGAAAACAAGGTCTCAGCGAAAAGGAAATTTCAGAAGCTCTTGGTCTGACTACCCGTCAATATAAGGCTCG